CTACATTGGTACGCGCATCGTCACCTTGCGGGGGCGCTCGCCATTGCCCTGAACGAGCACGGTCACGACACAATTCTGGCCGTCATTGGATGGATAGACCGAAAGAAGCTGCCCGCCGGTCTCGCGCACCACGCGGGAAACGGCAGAGCTGCAGTCGCTTGCAACCTGCTGCACCCGACCCTGCACCTGCACACCCTGCCCATCGACCTGCGGCGCAGGAAAGCCGGAGAGACCGGCTGCAAGCGTCGCGATGATGAGGGGTGATGCCATTGCAAAAAACTTCCAAAGAAAAATCGGATGCACGTCGAAACGAATTCTTGGCCGAATATGTATCGCAAAGCGTCTGAATGGCAAATGAATGTGGGGTAGGCTGTATGTGAACGCCCGTTGAACGGCAGCGTGCGCGGCTCACCCCCCTCTGCCTGCCGGCATCTCCCCCACAGGTGGGGAGATTGGCAAGAAGCGCGCTCACCACCCCATCGCAGCCTCTAGGAATGAAAAACCGGTAAAGCAGCCCTTGCCCCCTCCGCACCGCTAAAGGTGGCCGAGACCCGCCCGCGAGTCGATCTCCCCACCTGTGGGGGAGATGCCCGGCAGGGCAGAGGGGGGCTAGCCACACCCACTGACCTGCAAGCAGCAATCCCCCTACTTAATCGCACTCGTCGCAGCCAACCGCCCATACAACGCAATCAACCCACCCACGCCGCCGGCCACCGTCACCAACCCCTCGGCAAGCTCGCCTTCGAATCCCGTCGGCAGGTTCAACCCCACCACATGCAGCAGCGGTGCCAACACTGCAATCAGCGCGCCCCAAACGGTTTTCGACTGATACCAGGCTTTCATATTGTCCATGTTCTACCCTTTCTCGGTTGACGTCATTGTGAAGTTTACACGCTCAAAACGGCGCTGGCCGCGATGCCCAGTGGCACCGCCCGGCCCAATTGGCGCACCCGAATCGCAAGCGTTGTCTGCGGTGAACCAAAATCCGCCACCTCGTCGCTCGCGGCATAAAGGCCAGCTGCCTCGCTCACCTCGATTGCTCGCTGCACCACCCCGTCTGAGACAATCTCGACACGGTAGCGCTCGGCCACCTCATCCAGCGGAATATCGGCAGTCGTCCAAACTCGTGCAAAACAATATGCCATTTCCGGTTTCCGCTGCTTTCCGGAATATGTCTTGTTCCGATGCCCTGCCATTCTTCCCTTTTTTCACGGCGCGGACAAACGGGTCCAAATATCCTTTTCGGGAAGATACCTGCCGTAAGTAGAGACGACCCGCGGCTACATAGCTTTCCAACGCATCTGGGCTCTCAACGAGGAGGATCGCTAAGTTTGAGGTCCTCTGGATGACGTAATATCTGAGCGCTGCTGCAATTCCACAATATGCCAGGTGAACCGGTACGGTAATATCGGACTGGTCCGCTATTTTATTAGATTTCCAAAGAGAGCGTGTCCGCTTCTCTCGCTCATTATTTGTGGGGGAGTTATGCAAGGTTAATCACCAAGTTCAAAAGAAGTTTCAGGCCACGGTGAAAAGATTGAAACTCTTACGTTCCAGTACGGCTACAATGCCTTTCGATAAGTGGCCGCGATCTAAAGCAGCGGGGACCCGTCAACTCCCTGTCCTTCTACAACTTCAGCTTGATCCAGTAATCGGTACCAGCGAGAAAGTGTGCGAACGAGCCCTACCTGTCGATTAAGGTAGAAGACTTCAGAGGTCAGAATGCGGGCTTTATCGAACTCGGGGTGATTGACGGTAGTGCCGGTAAGACAAACCATTTGGCGTGCGCAGTAGCTCCAAGAAGCGAGTCCCGCTTCGGGCTCCAGGGCAAGAAGATAGCTTTTATCCGGAACTCTCTGCAGGTCATCGGCCAATTGTCGTAACATCCTCGCCATTTGATCAGGAGACTGATCGCATCCTAGCTCGTTGAGAAACATCATAAACCCCTGATTCGCCTCACCCCGAAGCTTCCGGGGTCTTGATTTGCGGGACCGTAGCCGGAAACGGACTATTTGTCCACTAGAACCAATATTTTCCTGTTTTAAGACGTTTTTTTATTGTCATTGACAACTGATGTCTTCAACTGGTTCCTCGCTCACTATGAAGCTCATCTGTACCTCCAACCAAATCCGCGCTGGGCGCAGCCTCCTTGGCTGGAGTCAACAGAAACTTGCCCAGGAATCTGATGTTCATGTCCACACCGTGGGAGTCATCGAGCGGAACGACAACACGCAAAATCTTGTCTCTCGAATGAAAATCCAAACAGCGCTGGAGCGGCACGGCCTGGTATTCCTTGCCCCGTCAGATGGGCAAGGTGAAGGTGTGCGCCTTATGACGCCACTCAAGCCTAGCGAATAGAACCACTTCCGTCTCAGCCCATCGCTGATCAAAAAGCCAAATCCGACTGTAACTACGTGAGAGTGGCCGAGAGTAGCGGTAACGTTGTTCAGAGAACTAATCCGACAGAACCAGCTGTTTGGTTTGAAGTCAGGCCAAAAGCTCGCTTTGTGACGTTTAATTCCAAGTTACAGGATTCAGAGCACGCCCCTCGTCTGCCTAGATGAGAATCAGGCATGCGACATTTTCGTCCCCATCTTTGCTCGGCTCCGAGAAAATAAACAGCGAGGGATTAAACTAATGGCGACGGCTGTCGCTAGAGCCTTGGATTGCAGTACCTCACCCCGAGAAGGAAGCGTCTCTCCACTGTCCTTTGCCGGGAGAAGAAAAGTGGGATGCGGACAATCCCGCAACTTTCGTCCCTTAACTCTCTACCACGCCCGCCTGAACAACGCGACAAGTGGTGAGCGAGGTGAAAAACATCGTCAGACCCAAATCTTGCTGAAAATTGAACACAGCACGCCTCTTGAGAGGCCTCAACTTCGAGGCTTGCGCCAGACTTTGCACACTCCGACAAAATAGGTGAGAAGACAAAAAACTCTAATCCGCCACGGTCAGCATCCCTGCATCTCGTCTAGAATATGTAGCAAAATCAGATTGTTAAGTCAACATGACAGAACTAAATGTTTCGTTCTTTATTGAGAATCTCTCACCGTTTGTCCAATATGAGCGCTACGCGCACTTTTTGTGTGTCCGGGGCTGTCTGCCCCTCACCCCCGAGGATAGAGGGCAGCTTAGATGAGCGAGTGAGAAAACGAAACCACTGCTCATGAGAGGCTGGTTGTCCAGAGGCTATATATTTTCGTGATTATGAAATGGCGTTCGGGACGAACCAATGTGCGGTCAGAACACCAAGTGAACGCGCTGGTGCTCGAAATGGATAGTGAAGTATTGGGGCAATACCATAGGCTCGGACTACGCCTAGCCACCGTAGGCTCGATACATACGATTTTCACCTTTTCGAGCTAATAGGTGAAAAGGGAAGCCCCTGAAATTCAGATGGTTGGCAAACTTCGCCTTGCAGACAGCAAAGCTCTTGTCACACCCCGCCGTCACGGTGAACTCATCACCCGCTTGCGGCACCACCTCCAGCGGCAGCCAGAAACTCAAACTCGCCACCCCGTCACGCAGCGCATGGTCATCCAGATCGAAACTGCGGCCGGCATTCGTGCCGCTTGAAAACATCAGCTTGCCCTGCCGGAAAAACCCTTCGGCAAAAGCATCCAGCCCGGACACCACCATCCGCCCGGTGCCATCCACGGAAACCACCACGCCATTGGCCCGAAACGCTGCAATATCAGCCCCGCATCTGGCGTCACCCAGCGCCGCATCGCATCGCCGTCCATAGACCCGGCCCTGCGGCTGGCTCAGCCTGTGCGCGAAACTGCGCAGCTCCGCCGTAAACGCCCCGCCCGCTCGCGTCACCTCGCCGATCTCGCGCACCTTCAGCAGCACATGCTGCTCCGGTGCCTGCCAGTTAACGAGGTAAAGCTCTACCTTCGCGCCGTCGTAACGTCCCGCTGCCAGATCACCCTCGCTAACCGCCTCGCTGGAAAACCCACCCGCCACCTCGCCGCTGCTGGCCGCCAGTCCCGTCTCGCTGTCGTTTTCACCCGCCTGAAAGCCGCTTGCAGCCAAATAGGTCACACCGCCGAAGGTCAGCGGCTCATCATGCTCGGTAAAACCAAGCACCGCACCATCGCGCAGGCTCACTTTCCAGCAATGGCACGTCGTCGTCGCCTCGCCCGCCAGATGCGCGGCAAAATCCTCTGGCACTGTCTTCACGGTAAAATCTCCACCAGCGGAATGGACGGAATGCGCCCGGCCTCGAAAGCACTCAGGCTCACATCGATGCGGTCGATATCGAACCGCACAGGCACGTCGAACTCGAACCCCGCCCTCACAGCCGCCCCGACAGCAGGAACATGCCCCGCCGCAAACGTCACGATCCCGGTCGCATGGTCCGTGCTGAAACCCGTCGTCGCCAAGCCATTTACCGAAACCACCACCGATCCCTCCACCGGCTTGGCAATACTGCGAGTCCATCCGCCCCCCGCATCGGCATAGGTCTTCACCAGCGGAAACGCCGCCGTCACCCCATCCCCGGTCCCGATCCGCTGGTCCATCGCGCTCGGCACCGTCAGCGGCGGGCAAGACCGGAAATCCACCGGATCACGAAACCGAAACCCATAAAGCTGCCCGCCCCGCGCCTCAAAAAACTCCAGCACCGCGTAAAGGTCGCTCACAGACCGAACCCCCGACCCTGCATCATAAGCCCGCCGAGAATTCCTCCACCGCTGGTTCCGGTTCTCCCGCCCATTGGACAAATTGACAATATCCGTCCGCCGCACCGGCCCCCCACTGGTGCCCAACGCCAACCGCAACGGAAACCGCACCTCATGAAATGCTGCCATGGCTTTGATTTTCCTGGATTAAATGAGATTATAAGAGTTTCTTTGGGCGGCAGCGGGTGTAGCTTACCCCCCTCTGGCCTGCCGGCCATCTCCCCCACAGGTGGGGAGATCGACTCGCGGCGACCGCTCGGCCATCTCTCGTGTCGAGAGTGGAGTGGCGTCAGAGCGCCCAGCCGATCTCCCTCCTTGTGGGGGAGATGGCCGGCAGGCCAGAGGGGGGTAAGCCACACCCAAAAACCTCAACGCAGGGCTAAAGCCCCCGCTGCCCCCGCCCCACACTCCGCGCCAACATCGCCGAAATCTGCCCCTCGCTGCGCCGAAAACTCGCCGCATCACTCGCCGTCACATTAAACACAATCTGCGTGCCCCCACCGCCCCCAGCAGAGGCCACGCCCAACGATCCATCCGCCCCCCGCTTCAGCGGTAAAATCGCCTCACTCCCCGCTTCACCCATCAGGCCCATATCGCCACCCATGGGAAAAAACGTCGGGCTCGAAACCACCCCACCCTCGGCAAACGGCGTCACCCGCCCCGGCACGCCGCCATTGGCAAAGGCAAACAGCGATCCCGCTCCCGACGTGAGGCTGCTAACCGCCGAAGACAGCATGTTCTCCAATGGCTTCAACCCGGCAGACAGCGCAATATTGGAAAGCCGCGTCCCCAGCCCCTGCAACACCCCATCCAACCCTTTCCCACCAGTGGTCGCCGCCTGCAGCGCAGACGTCAAAGCCGATCCAAACCGCTGCGACCGCCGCTCCAGATCCTCCATCACGTCAGCCAAAGCCTGCGCCTCATCACGCTGGCCAGCAAAATTCGTCTCATCAGCCATCGGCCTTGCCTTTCTGATTCAATTTGGGAAGCTAGGGTATTGGAATTGCTGCGGTTTCGGCTGGGTTATCTCTCCCCTTGTGGGAGAGAAAGCGATTTCAACATCTTAAGCTCGCTTAAGTGTTAGAAATCGCAAGTGAGGGGTTTGCCGCACCCTCAGAGGGACCCCTCACCTGAAAAATCTATGACTTAGCTTCGCTAAAATCATGATTTTTCTTCCTCTCCCACAAGGGGAGAGGTTAGGCCTCACCCATCCGGAAAAGCCCGCATCAACCCCTCCAGCCCACCCCGATCCAGTCCATCACGCCTGGGCCTCATCCCACCCGTCATGGCAAAAAACTCCACGGGCGTCAGCGCCCAGAAAACAGTTGGAGAAAGCCGCAGCAGGCTCAGGCCCGCATGGATCACCTGCCCCCAGGGAAAGGGCTTGGCGCCATGATCAGAGCTTGAACCCGCTGCGGCACTCAAGGGGAAGCCGGTGCCTCCCCTCCGGTGCCGGTTCCAGCAAAGGTCGCGGTCAGGAGGTCTCCCACGATCGTTGCATAACCGGCAATTCCACCCTCGATGCTCATGCCCCCCACATCGTCATCGGAAAACACATTGCCAGCACCGCGAAGCCCCGCACCGATGACGCGGATCATGTCGGCGGCCTTCATCCGTCCGCTGGCGAAACGGCTCGCCAGACCGGTAAGGTCATCGGCGGCAAACGCAGTTTCCAGTTCCGCCAGTGCCCCAAGCGTCAGGCACAGAATGCGCCGCTCGCCATCCAGCACCGCCTCCACCTCACCGCGCCTGCGGTTGGCCCGCCCGAAATTCGCCGCCCCCATCACGACACTCCGAAGCTGATGGCACCAGCCGATTCCAGCGCAATCTCGAACTGCACCTCGCCGTCATGCCGCCCGGAATATTCCAGCGCGGTGATCTGAAACGGCCCCGCCACCGTGCCAAAATCCGGAATCACGATCTGCCAGCCGGGAATGGCACCGGCAAAGAACTGCCCGCGCACCAGCGCGTCGCTCTGCTGATCCTTGAAGATGCCCGATGCCGTCAGCCCCGCCCGCTGAATGCCCACCCCCGCCAGCAATTCCCGCCAGCGCCCGGCACTTTCCGCATCTGTCACATCAACGCTCTCCGCATTGAACGCCAGCCGCTTCGTGCGCAGCCCCGCCACGGTCACAAACGTCCCGCCATTATCGATCTTCAGCAGCAGGTCTTTCCCCTTCTGCGCCACCATGGTGTGTCCTTTCGAATTGATAGGATTGGAAGGAAGAAGGTGCGGCTGGGTATCTCTCCCCCTGTGGGGGAGAAAGCGATTTCAACATCTTAAGCTTGCTTAAGTGTTAGAAATCGCAAGTGAGGGGTTTGCCGCACCCTCGACAGACCCCTCACCTGAAAAATCTATGACTTAGCTTTGCTAAGGTCATGATTTTTCTTCCTCTCCCACAGGGGGAGAGGTAAAAACCCACCCTACTCCGTCACCGCCCGAAACCGTATCTCCGTCAAAAACTGCTTCGTCTTCGCCTGCCGCACAGACCGGCTGTTGCGATAAAACAAACTCACCAGCGCAATGCCCCCGCCCAGAACCAGCGGCGCATCGTCCAGCAACGTTAGAATGCGCACGGCAATGTCCTGCGCCAGCTTGCGCCCGCCCTGCTCGCTCCACACCTCGATGGTCAGGAAATGCTCTTCACCCCGTTCTGAAGCCGTCGAATAATCCCGGCTGTCGATTTCGCCGAAAGCAACGCAAGGCAGAACGGGCCTTGGCAGCAGTCGGTCGATGATGCCGCGCGCACCCACCAAACCGGTCAACACCGCATCCCCGGCAAGCTGGGTGTGAACGGCCTGCAACAGCGCGTTGGCCGCCATCATCGGCTTTCCTCCTCGCAGCGGCAGAGGATGAAGCGGCTCGTTTCATCCGGGTCGATCACGGATTTCACAGCAAACACACGCGTGCCTTTGCGAAACCGCATGCCCGCCTCGATATCGCTGCGAAACCCCGCCCATATGCGGTGCGTAATCGCCACACCATCGGCGGAAGCCCGCTCATAAGCCCCTTGCGAAACCGGCTCGATGGCCGCCCACAGAGACCGCAGCACCTGCCATCCCGCCGCCACACCACCCTGTCCATCGGGCAGCTCTTCCGGTGCCTCAAGCTCCAGCCGCGCCGTCAGCTGGCCCGGGTCGAGAAAGGTCAAGTTCATCTTTCACAACCCCACCCGACGAAACGGTGCAATCAACCGCTCATATTCCGCTGGCACACCGGCAGGCTGATCGGCAGGCGAAACCGCGCCGCGAAACGCAAACATATGCGCGATGTGGATCAGCATCGCCCGCTTCAGCGTATCCGGCACATCCGCACCGCTCTCGCCAAAACCTGCGGTAAAATCGATTTCGATGCCGTTCAGCGGCTGTCCCGGTGCAGGCGGCTGGCGCAGCCACAGCCGCGCCGGTCGCGCCTGCCCATCCAGCAGTTTGTCCGTGTCAGTGATGTCGGTCGGGTCACCGGCGTCATCGAAAACCAGAATCGTTTCGATGGCTTGCACCGGTCCCTTCCCAATCTGAATCACGCCATTTAGCGGCCAGTCGTCGAGATACAGCCGAAAGCTCTGCCGCATCAGGCACAAGCCGGTCTGGCGTTCCAGATATTCGCGCGCGGTGGTGATCAGCGATGCCAGAAGCGCGTCTTCATCCGCGCCATCCAGCCGCAAATGCGCCTTCACATCGGCAAGCGTCAACGCCTCCGCCTGGGGCGGGGTCAGTGTGGCATAAGTCATGGTATCTCCCGGGGGAATAGGGGTGTTGCAGCAGCAACTATTGTCTCTCATCGCCTGTGGCTTACCCCCCTCTGTCCTGCCGGACATCTCCCCCACAGGTGGGGAGATGGACCCGTTGAGGCCTCTCGCCCATCTTGAAGGCTGCGGATAGAGTGGGGATCATGCGTCTAGCCGATCTCCCTCCTTGTGGGGGAGATGTCCGGCAGGACAGAGGGGGGTAAGCCACAGGCGATGACATTTCTTTTCGTCTTCCGTCATGCCAGAAGCCTCCGGCATGACGACATCAAGATGAAAAACCGAGTTCTCAACTCGCCGCAAACTTCACCAGCTTCACAGCCTCGAAATTCTGCACCCCACCGCCCACACGCTTCGTCGTATAAAACAGCACAGAAGTGTTTTTTGGTGTTTACACTACTTTTTTTGAGCGCTTGCAGCGTGCGCTTTTCAATCCGCCAACAGGTCACAAAGCACTGTGGCTTTTGCAACATCTATGTCTGTCAGAGTTTCACCGTCGTTGTCGAAGCGTTTGATTATCGTCATGAGGCCGTTGAGGATATCAATCATCTCGTCGCGGTGGACGATGGCATATCCAGCGTTGGACAGGTCGCTTACGATTTTGCTCGTAGTCGCGTGAGGCGCGATTGGGCAGTCAGCGATAGCGTCGACAATGACTTGCCGTGAGTTTCCGGGAAGGATCATTACTCTTTCCTAGGTGTTGCTCATCGCCTCAGTGTAGACGATTACCGCCGACCCGAAAAGTGCCGATTAGATCGACTTGGCTGCCAACCAATTCAGTCGCAGAAGTGTACGGTAACGTACATTTAGAATACTAGACTACCACATTCGTTTTTGATAACTGGTTCAATATGGCTGATATTTTTGACCGCGTTGATGACGCTCTTGCAAATAAGGTTGAGTTGTTCGAACAGGACGGACTTTGGACCGTTCGCGTGACTGAACACGGAGTAGTAGCGGTGTTTTCGTTTCCAGAAATGGATAAAGCCGTGGACTATGCCGAAACCGAACGAGTACGTCTCGCGATCGCTCAGATCACCTTTCTCTAAATGACCTGATAGGCTGCTTCTCAGAATCCCGCCCTGAAACGCAATGCCCAATTTGCCGCTGGCGCTGGATCTGAACCGCCGGAAGACTTATTAAAGATACCAATTCCGCTGGCACCGATTTTCCAGTTGATTGTAGTTGCGGTTGCCCAAATCGAAATACCGAATGATCCTTGACCAGCCCACGGCTGCATACAGGATGCTTGGTCGAAAGTTTCACCAACCGCCCAACCGTTTGATGCGGTAGTGCAGACCATTTCGGCAATGTACCAATTCGGTTTTCTGCCCAATCCGTGTGCCACGGAGCCTGATCCATTGCCTGTGTAAAGTTGATTTCCGCTTTGGAAAGCGTTTGATGAGGCATTCAAATCGGACTTGGTCGCGTAATCGGATGCTGGAAGGCCACCCAATTGTGCAGAGTTTCTGACGGAGAAATTGTTTGGGTTGTAGACGTACATATTCGTGCCATCTACACCGCCCCATAGCCAATCGGGCTGACCGCCTTGACCGTTCCAGTTAAACGTCATCGGTCTTGTACTACCACCTTCTTTTAGCGTTCCAGCGGTGCCAGTGATGTTGATGCTGTAAGTGCCACCGTTTGGAAGAACGTATTCGGTGCCATTCTTGAACGTGCCGCCTTTGGTGTCCCATTTACGCGGAAGTCGTAATAGCCATTCACGGTGTTGGTATGGTCTTGCATACCCATACCCCACCAACCCTTCATAGCAAGGTTATACGAGCCGTAACTTGCACCATCGGCATTGCCTTGCTTGAATTCGTTTGCCGATACGCCCGGTAGACCAACAACACCGCTAAAGTTCGGGCTTGCTAGAGGTGCCTTGCGACCGAGCGCTTCGCTTAGGGTTGAACCTTGAGAGGTCATCGAACCTGTGAAAACAATGTTGCCATCTGTTTCCAAGAACGTTCCGCCAGTACCGGCGTACACTCTGCCTTTGACGTTCAATTGCTTTTCAATGAAGATATTACCGGTAACGCGGCTGATAAGCAAAGGCGCGTCGATGTAGTTTCCATTGTCGGCATATCGGGCGATAGCGAAATCCGAACCGTTGTTGCTTCCGCTCTCAGAACCTGAATTTGTGAAAGCCGACCAGCGCTGCTTCCCAGCACTTTGCCAACCGATTACGCGGTCTGTACCTGCTGCACCATTGATCGTTAGGCCAGCAGAGACGACGTTGCCCGATGTGACCGTGCCACTTGCCGTCATTGCTCCGCTTGTCGTGATCGTTGTCGCTGCAACAGCATCTACACTCAACGTCCCGGTGAATTTGGGATTGCTCACGTAGTTCTCAAGGCGAAACGCTGCGCCATCATAGATCACGGTAGTTGCCGAACCCGATACAATCTGTGCCGCTGCAAGCGCTGCGCCATCCTGTTGAAGGATCGCTTTTGCGCCAAGACCATTCACGTTGAGCGTCATCGCTCCTGTGTTGGTTTGAGATGCGAAGAATGCATATCTGTCACCTTTTCGCAGTGCATCTGGAGCAACGGCGAACGTCAGAGCGAGTGCTGTGGCGGTTCCCGATGTCGTGTAAACCGCATTAATACGATTGCGTTCGCGCTTGACTGCGCCGCGAGTGCTTCGAAGGATCGGAGCAATCGTGCTGGGAGCATAAGCACCCTGAATACCGTCAGGTGCAGCGCCGTTGTTGGCTACGTCTTGTTCTGACCACTTAGGGTCACTGATATCTACCATTGGCGATCACCACTTTCTTATTATTCTTATTGGGTGTCACGAGCCATCTGTGTGGCTTCGTATTCCGATATTTACTCGTTATCGTCGTTTTGGACCTCGTAGCCCACGCTACGCAGGTATTCATGAACCGCTGTTCTTGTTGCTGCGTCGGGTGTCTTGCGGGCAATGTCCACGAGATTGCCAACGTGCGTGCGCAGCCCACCCTTCTCGACCTGGGCCTTTGGGATGCCAGCCAACCAACGAACCGTTTCGGGGTCAGCAAGCATCTTCGCCTGATATCGTTTTGTAGCGAAATTCCCGGCCTTAGCCCCAGCCGCCAATACGAATGCTTTTGGACCACCAAGCGCAGCGGCTAGAAGGCTTGTTTTGTCGAAGGGGTTGGCCTCTTCAAGCATCGTCTTGTGGGTCTGCGTGTTGGAATGGTTCTTTTGCTTATTGTAGCGGCCCATATCGTCAGCAATTCGAGCCAGTCGATCTAGGTCTGCACGATATTGCGAACGGCCTGTTCCCTTGAACAGCACGTCCTTTGCTTCCGGTGCCATTGTCTTCCAGTTACGCAAGAAGGTGCCGGGATCGTAGGAACTTACGTCATCGGCAGTTTTCAAGCCCATACGCTCAACAACTGAGCCAGTCAGATTGTCCCACGCGGCTTTGCCATCATCGGACTTCTCGATCTGGCGACGAACCGCATTCAAGCGCGAACCGCCCTCTTTCGATTTGCCCATGACGTAGCCGTAGATTTCTTCCGGCGTGTTTTTGTTCAGCACCGTGCTAACTGCGCTGCCCTTACCGAAACCAGTGTCGGTATCAACAGTGCGGCGATAGTAGTTATTCGCCTTACGGAACGCCTGTAGCGCGTTTTCTCCTGCGCCGCGTGCAGTTGCTTCCATATCCGCTGTAATCGCGTTACGAAGCCCCTGTAGGTGCGCTTTCAATGCAGGGTCTGCATCCGGCTTGTTGGCGATCTGAGAAATTGCCGTGCGGGCTTCCTTCAACTTCGTGAAGGTCATGCCCTTGCCCATGTCCTCGACAATCGCCTTTGTCTGCTGAATTGCCTGATCCAGTTGCGGACCACGATTGATTGTCTCGGACTTACCAAGACCCTTCTTGGTTTCCGCAAGCGTTTTGCTGAACGCCTTTGTTGCATCACCGGACACAGCACGTTCGCCGGTCAAACGACCAACATCATCATACAAGCCTTCGGACCGTGCGAATGCTGCGTCTTTGGCCGCTTGTGCCTGTTCGCGAAGCATATCACCGAGTTCTTGACGAGTGTTCGTCTTGGCCGCTGGATTGTTGCGGGTGGTGATGCCATCGACAACGCGGGTGAATTCGTCACCCTGTTTCGTGAAAGCATCGGCCATGCGAGCCTGTAGGTTCGTGCCAACGCCAGTCGATGCAAGTGCTTGCTCTTTTGCCGCTGCACGAGTTGAACCGGAAACCATGCCCGTTGTTGGCTGCACGCCGATATCTGTGAAGTCTTTGACGCGCTGCGCAATCACTGCGCCCTCGTCTGCACCTCCGATTATTCTGTTCTTGACGGGGTTGAAGCCGCTACGCGGGACGACTGCATCTGCAACCTTTGGGCTGGCGAAACGCGCACCGGCTGGGCTGAACGTTGTGGCGAACTCGAATGCGCGACCGATACCTTCTTCGCTCATTGGATCAAACTTACCGGCCATTGCATCGCCGGGTGTCATGAATGCACGTTTAAAGCCACCGAGAAGACCCGCGTTGCTATCAAAACTGACCTCGCCGTTCTCGTCCTTGCTGAACGGCAATAGCGAACCACTGAACACTGTTTCAGGTTCAGCATCTTGTTCAGCCGACCAATCCTGTTCCCATGGCATTCTATCTGTAGGACCATCTACTGACTTTTCTTTTTCTGGCTGATTCCAGTCCATTTCCCAAGGCATTGCCATTATACGCGCCATCCTCCGAGGCCACCAAGACCTCCCATCTTTTGTTTCTTGAGCAGTTCCATGAGTTGCTGGGGTGTCAGTTTGGTTTGTGAACTGATGCCACCGGGAACCTTGTTCTCAGCACCGGCCTGTGAACTCATGAAAGCCATCTGTACGGGCTGCGCCTGACTACGGCGGGCCTGTCCAGACTGTGCCGATTGTTGTGCCTGTTGGTTCAACTGTTTGGTCTGATCTTCATTGCCCATCGTCGTTGCAAGTGCGCCAAGGAGATTGACGCCCTTCTTCGTGTTCACACCCATGAACTCGTCAGGCAAAATCTTGGGCAAAACCGATGCTTTGGCTTGATCGGCTGTTTCAGTGCCTAGAACGCGATCAAATAGTTTCTGACCAAAGCCGCGTTCGTCTGGTGCTGCGGCCTGCGCCTGTGCTTGCAATTGCGCATCGGCTTGGACCACTGGCAATTGAGAAGACTTTGGAGTTGCAGCGGCGATCTGATCCGGCGACATACCGAGTGTTTCACCAGCCCATGACAAGCGATTGTCGAAGCCGTGTCCAGCAGTAGGATTTGCACGCGACCAACCTTGCGGACGTTCGAATGAGATCATCGCAGCCGTAGCATCGTGGAAATTATCGGCTGACATGAGTTTATTATAGGCGTAGGCTTCTGAGCCAGCGCCATTCCCGCCCTTGCCGTTCATCTCGTGCATCACGAAATCCAACTGCGTATCAAGAGAGCCAGCATTGTCTCCACCAAATGCACGGAGATTGCGAGCGCGTTCGCCATTCCATTGGCCGATACCAATGCTATCTGTGCCATCACGACCATCACCGGGATTTCTAGCCCCGGTATTCATCGTGCTTTCCTGCATTAGATTTCCAACAACTCCAGCGGCCTGATGCGGCTGGAGTTTGTATTTGTCCTGTAGATAGCGATACGCATACATCGCATTGCTGTTCAAATTTGGCTTTGCCAATATGCACCTCGTCCCTTTTCGGGCTTCTTATGTCTCCGCTTATTGCGGGTTAAAGGATCGGTTCCCAATTCTCTTTTTTGTTGCGGTCACCACCCTTGAAACGGTATTGAACGCCATCGCTGCCAGTTACGATCGTACCGCTTTGTGCTGGCTGCTTATTCCCATTCTTCTGTTTATCGGTTCCGCTCTTGTAGTCTTTGAACGCCTTGTAAGGGTTTGGAAGTGCCGAGATTTCTTTGTCACCATCTTGCCAAGACAACTCGCCACGCTGCACGCGGTTTGCAACTTGAGCAGCCGCGATCTTGTTCTGCGCAACACTCTGCATTGTGCTAGCGATGATTTCGTTACCCTGACGAGTGTTCCCGATGGACGGAATGCTCAAGAGGAACTGCTTTGCGTCGAAGTCCGAAGTTGCACCGGAACCCGCTGGGCGAAGGTTAGGAGCAATGCGCGAGACAACAGCCTGATACGCTTGAATTTCATTTAGGCCATCAACACTAACGCCAGCCATTTCCGCGTATGGACCAATAGCGGCTTTCCATTCCGCACCCTTGCCAGTCTCGACTTTGCGACCAAGATCGATAAGCAAGTCCATGTCGCCAACCATCTGATTTGCGCCTGCACCGGCACCAGCGATCTCGTCAAAACGCTTTGCGGCGTTCTCGTCGGACTTCTCTTTGAACTTGTCGCTGTTGCCACCAACGTTGACCTGCGTTGAACCCGACTTTTTGTTCTGACGCGACCATGTGGTGAAGTCCTGCGGCGAACGGCCAGCGTTGCCTTCCTGCTCCGTGTAAAGTTCGTATTCGCGAATGTCGTCGGTCTTCTTGAACAGTTCTTCGCCCTCGACACGACCAGCAGCCTTTTGACGCTCCAACTCGTTTGCGCCTTCGGCCACACCACCAGCGTATTCGTAGTCCCCGTTCGGGCCTTGAACCAAGCCATCCTTGCGGCGCTCGTCATCAAGACGCTGAATGCGTTCTAGGATGGTGTTTGCAGCGGAATATTCGCCCATCGCCAAATACTGCTGATAGAGTTTTCGCAGTTCAGGGATAGAGAACGCTCCACCGTTACCGATTGAACCAGCGAAGTCTTGGGCTTGCTGCGCCTGTTGCAATTTCACCTGCTCGCCGCGCACCTTGGCACGGTTCACGGAATTGCTCGATGCGTCGTTGCGAGCCTGCGCATACGCTTTTGCACCTACACCCAGCCCCTGCCCGATAGCGCTCATAGTGTTCATCGGTGTTGTGCTTGGTCCACCAGCGGCCATCATTCCGGCTCCCGCATTTAGGAGGAACATTGACAGCGCCTCGCGCTTGTCTTCATCCTGTGGAAGGAAGCGAGACAGGAGATTTTGCTGTTGAGGCTGTTGCGGCGTTTGCTGCTCTGGCGGTGCTTGCTGAGGCTGCGCTGTGCCGATAACGCCAGTTGGCGCGTTCTGGTCTTCCTGAAAGCGCTTGAGAATTTCCAATAGGTCGAACATTAAGCGGCCTCCATGAATGTGTCAGTGATGATGTGTTTGATGCCGTTGATTTCGACCACTGCATCCGGCAACACGGCCTCGACTTCTTGCGCCATTGGACCAATGAAGATTTCGTCTGGATTGTCCTTGTAGGCGAAACGGTACATCGGAATGCCGTTCGGGAATTTACCAACGCATTCAAAGACGATCTTCGTTCGCTCATCACAAAGGGATAGCAGGCTTAGCAGCGATGTGATTGCGCCGAGACCCTGACTGCTGCTGTTGGAATAAACCGGCGTCGATGTATTCGAGTAGTTGCCGCCGTTAGCGAGGTTGATCATATTCGCGGCAGCACTCAATGGCTGGTTCTGTTGGAAATCCCATTTTGCTATTTCAGCGTTCAACACGTCCTGATTTCGAGTGTCCTGCTGTTGGCCAATCTGAGCCAACTTATCCGTTGGTAGATATTGGTTTGCATACTGCTCACCCGCCATGCCAGCACCGGCCAACTGTGTATTTGCTTGTGCGACCTGATTACCAGCCTGCGAGTTAGCAGCGTTGAGCATCTGATTGCCGTTCTGCAACTGATTGCTGATGCCGGAATTGTAGATGTCGCTTTGTAGGCCAGCGCCTTGCAATTGCAGGTTCTTGTCGAACTGGTATTGGCTGTTCGAGGCGTTCGCAGCATCATTTCGCAAGCCCTGTTGATTGGAACTCGTGCTTGCTAGGTTCTGATTGGCGTTCAACTGATTGGTCTGGTCGCTGTTGTAGAAGTTGCCGTACTGTCCAGCAGCCGACAACTGACGATCCTTGTCCGTGTTGTACTGATTGCCGTACATGTTCGTTGCAACGTCGGCCATCGCAGTTGCAGCGGTCGTTTCCGCATTGTTGCGCTGTGTCGCATATGCACCCGATCCCATGCGGCCAAGACTTGCAGCCTGTCCATCAATCTGTGGAGCGGTAATGTTTCGGAACTGGTCTGCAATCTTCGTCTGCTGATTGTTGACCATCGAATCCAGATATGGATTGTTGCCGATGTTCGCACCCGACGCTGTCTGCTTCAAATAGTCCATCGCTGGATTGTTGCCCGACGCAAGCGCTCCGGCCTGTGCCTGTTGCGCTCCAAAAGCGGCGTTCGTGAAATTCTGTCCCGCCGCAAGTGTTGGATTGCCCGGAGCATTTGCGCCACCAGCCGCGAGGCTTGCAGCGGTTCCAGCAGCGGGGTTTGCTCCCAAATTAACACCGTTCTGCAACTGAGACAGCGTGTTGTTGGCCTGTCCGCTGAATGCATTGCCGGAAGTGATGTTGTTCACAGCATTGCTTGCCCCGGCCAATCCGCTGGCAGCACTTCCAGAACGTGCCATTGCCTCTTGCTGAGCCAATGCGGACTTGGTTGCCGACGATTGATCCGCGACAGTCGAACCCTGATAATATTCGGGTTTGCCTTCGGAGTAGAGTTTGTCGGCTTGTTCCAGATATTTCGTGATGTAAGGCTTTGCACCGTCCCACGGCTCTACCTTTGTTGTTGTTTCCTTTGGTGGTTTAGAAGCCATCGTGCAATTTCCTTATTCAAATTCCCTATACAAATTGATCGACTGCACCTTGAAACCATGCGGCGCGAGTGCGTTTTCCCAACCCGGTCTGCCAATGCCATAAAAGCCCTTGCAGCCCTTCGACTTTGCCCATTGCTCAACTTCGTCCATGCCATCGCCAAGAATCTCGTCGAGTGCATTTGCTCGCTTGCCACCCACCAGATAGAGGTTGCAAACATCAGCCCCATCCACGTTCAGGATTTGCGTAACTGCGACTGCATGTTCGCTTGTCCAAAGCAGGTACTTTCGTTCGACAAGTCCGTTCAAAAGGTCTTCTTCACTGCCACCAGAGACTTGACGTTTCAGTGCCTTACTCAGCCATTCGCGAACACGAGGATATTCAGTGTGGAATTGCTCTGCGGTGTCGATCCTCTGAACTGCCATCACGCTCCATGAACCACGTAATCAAACACGCGAGACGTTGTTGTGCTCGTGTGTGTGATCGTGAATTGTCCGCTTGTCTTGCTGCTTACGAATGTTGATGCTGCAACTGCGGCTGCACCAATGTTTGTCGGCTGCAACACAATAACGCTTGTCGGCAACACTTTGGGATTGCTGACTGTTGTTGTCGTTGTTGAAGTTGCCAGCGTTACGCTTCCAGTGTTCTCGAACTGACGAACGAGGTCATTAATGACCTGTTGCATCGCTCGTTTGTCATCTGGATTGTAAATGCTCTGCACGCTTCACCTCGTCTGTTCCCGTATTTACCGGAAGCCGGCGGAATTAGCGTCGATATGAACCATGTAGGCTTTCTGCCAATCGCCATTCAGTTGAACACGGACGCGATGAAAGCGGCTCTGCAATCGGAACGGGGCAAAGCCCGTATCTGGATGAGTTGTCGATGGCATTGACCAAGTGACTTCCTCATTGCTCAGGCTTCTCGATCCAACACTGATTGCAACGCTTGCGCCGAACCCTTCGAAGATCGGTCTAACACCAAGCACGTTCGTCCGATCACCCGTTAAGCGAGGATCGAGCGCACGAACTGCATTAATCAGGTGCTGTTCCTGTGTTTCGATCAACGCGGATAGTGTTGGACCTGAGAACGAGTAGATTTTGCCTGTCACGTCCATGGCCCACATCATCGCGTTGCCACCGGCCCAGATTGGATCATCGAAACTTGCTGGCACATTGTCGATGCTGCCATACTTGTCCAACTGATCAATCGTCCAAGGCAAACTGCGAGCGTTGAACAGGAAATCGGCGGTTGCTTCTGCCTCTGACCATTCTCCGGTTTGGTAGTTGTAGATGAGCATCTTATCGGGCGTGCCATCAACGGCTTCGTTGCTAACGTAGGACCAGTAGATGAGCGTTTCGCGAGGATCGGCAACAGCGGTCATATACTGGAACTGCGATACGTCTGCGTCGGCTAGGAAATACTTATTGACCTTGCCAATACCGATGGGTGCAAGTTGGTCGCCGCGCTCGTGCATGTAGAAGCCGTCTTCGCTAAAGAAGAACGTCTTGCCCTCTACGGTGATGAGGCTTTCAGGGATTGTGCAGCCTTTGCCCTCGACACGAGTATCAACGCGGAACACGTAGGGCGCACCGATGTAGGTCATCTGCACAATTGCACGCTGCATGTAGATCCAAACGCTGTCATTGCAGACGATGCCCTGAATAGCGCCGTAACCGTGAATGTCTTGGAAGTCCGCTTGTGTCTGCGCTGAGAATGCCCAATCGCCGGGGAGTTCTTGACCGCTCCAACGGATGCGATTGATCTTTGCACCGTCGAGCGGGTCCCATGTGTTTCCGAGGATCACGAAGCCCTTGTGTGTGCCGATGTAGCGGCCACGAGCCAGCGACGTGAGCGGTTTAAATGTTGTTCCCGGTGCATCGTCGGAGTTCATGTCGATGTATTGGGGATCATCGTTGAAGTTGCTGAAAATCTGATAGGAGCCGAATTCAACAGAGTTCCAGCGGTCTCGATTGCCGCTCGTATAGCCACTGCTACGGCTGATATCTGTCCAAGCGCGTGTCTCTGGTGACAATCGATAGAGTTTGCTTGCGCAGCCACCATAGACCTTCGCGTTGCCGTACTGGTCTTGCCCTACGGCTGTTCCAGTGGGGCGGCTTGCCATCGCAGTGTTTGAGAACACGGCAGCACGACGAAGCGGGTTGTAGGTCACGGAGCCGTTGAGCGCACCGATGCCAGGAGTGACGTTGCGGGCAACAGTTACACCGGGATTGTTGAGGTCTGGAAGGTCGGGACGCCATGGGCCGAAAACGCTATCGAGGATCAAAACAGTGGCCCTCCAAAATCGATTTCGACTTGATTGCCGCTGCCAGTGGCGCGGTTATGATCTGCGACCACGTTGGCAATGGCTTCGTTCAGGCTGTTCTTTTCAACTGCTTCGCTGTCCTTGTCCTTCATCCAGCGATAAGCGCGAACCAGCGCGGCGTGGAAGATCACAGACGAGAAGCCGTTTTCAGTCAGCCAATTGCTTTGACGTGCTGTGTCAATGAATGGGAAGCGTGCGTAGTAGGTGAGTTCAACGCTGCGGCTGGTGTTCTTCTGAGGGACGAACACCAACTGCTTACCCTTCTGGTAATAGTTGGCAGAGCAAGCGATGAAGTCCTTGCGGTAGATGCTCGTGGGATTGGCTAATTCGCCATCAACCACGACACGACGGGCTTCTTGAAAGTCCGCTGGCAATGTGACCGCATTCGCAGCCGTTGTTAGATTGACGGTTGCTTCTTGCAAATAGTGTTTGATGAAAGGCGCAACGTCGGACTGGCCGAGAGCGATGAAACTATCAATCGGCGCGTCAGGTCGCATGATATAATCGGCAACCGCTGTCTTGATCTGGTCGTATGTATTGAGGGCCATGTTAAACCCTCAGATTGTTCGTGCGCAGATACTTATTATCTGGATCGTTCAGGAAGCGCTTGAGGCGGTCTCGATCTTCAATCACGCCCTGCTCTAACAAGTCGTAATACATTTGCGCCGGGAGTTCGGCCTGATGCACGAGATCACCGAGGCGTCTACTTCGATTGAAACTCGCTTCTGCTGCTTTGTTATTGTCGATGACTTGCTCGACCGGGACCACGTGCTCGATCATGATATGAACGCCGTCCGTGTGCCACCAAATCTGCGTGCCGTCTGGCTTTGTCTCAAAAAGAATTCTGTTCAAATTGCACCATTATTATTTTTATTATTGGGTGCAGTGGGGGCCTTTTGACCCCCACCAGTAGTGGTTATGCGATTAGGCAGTCGCGCGCTTTACGTCCGCGATCTTCGCGTTGCCTTTTTCGTTTTTGCAAACGAGGGAGACGACTGTATTAAGCAACTTGCGCTGATACGAACCGTTGGCTGGCAGGTCCTTTTGCTTGAAGCCCTGCAATGTAGCCAATTCCCACAGGTCAGGATCATAGGCGATCACAGTGCGAGAACGTACGCGGTCGTGATACATGACCTCGTAGATACCGAAGTCGCCTTCGATGATCGAAACCGTATTCGTGACCTTACGATCCTTGGTGTCCATGTTGCGAATAGCGTCGCCCGAGAAACGAGAAACGGCGCGCTTCAGTCCAGCGGGAAGAATGATCTTCGATGGCTTGCCGCCTGCCTCATGGGAAATTTGCAGCGTATCAAGCAGCAATTCCTCGGTTAGATCGCGGAGTGTTCCATCGACAGGAGCGGACACGAGATGAGTGTTCTCATCGAAGCCGTCCGTTTCACCACCAGCACCATGTGAAACTGCTGTAGAAATCCAAGATTCCATACCAGCGAACAAGCCGCCCTGTGTCATTTCCACGCCGGGACGGCTTGGGTTGTTACCAACGATCGCTTCTTCAATATCGAGTTTGAGAGCCTTGCCCTCAAGACCGATCTTGTAGCCAAGTTCCTGCTTGTAACCGATAGTGCCAACAGCGTTCGCGATATCCGAAACGTTGACCACGCCTTGAAATTCCTGAACGTAGTTGTTGCGGCGCTTTGGGGAAGACAGAACGCTATCAACGCTATTAGCGCCTTCTGCGACTGTGTTCTGTGGGTTAGATGGACGAATTTCGTCGGACAGCCATTCAACCTTGCGGTTAGAAGCGGAACGCTTCTTCAAGGATGAGTACAGCGGTGTCTCTGTAGGATCGATGTTGTTAATGATACCATCAACGTCTTCTGCGACGTTCTTGGCGGAATAACTGGTGTAAGTGGCCATTTTTGGCTTCTCCTTATTATAGTAGTTTGCTGAGTGCGCTTGCCGCGTCGTCTAGCGATCCGGTGCGCTTTAGCCTTTGAACGTCCTTCTCCAATGCAGACGTAGTTTTCCCACGCTGCTGTGTTCCCGGCATTGTTAGGGCTGGTTTGGCCTCAATCTTCTGAACCGCCGCTTTGACTTTCTTTGCTGCTTCCATTCCGACCATTGCGTAATGCGCAAGGGCGATGGTGCGAGCGTCAGTGACGTTCAGGATTTCGTCTTGGCTGTAACCTTGATCCTGTAGGAACGAGGACATTTCCACCAAGCGGACATTGGCCTTTTTCGGATCGCCAAACACGTCGGGCAAACGCCCTGCAAGGACTTCGCGACTTTCGATAATTTCGTGTTGTTGCTTTGCTTGCAGATGAGCCTTGTTTTGACGAGCCACCTCATTCTGTGCATCGTAAATCGCCTTGACGGCTTCTTCACGGGCGCTCTGCTTCTGCTGCCATGCATTGCGATCCTTTTCCCAACGAATACGCTTCAAATTTGCTTCGTAAGGATCAGTTTGGAATTCGTATTCCCAATCCGGCTCTTGGCCGAAATCGGACATTTCGAATACCTGTGCAACGTGAGCGGCTAGGTTGTTAAGCGCTTGCTCAGATTGAGCACGAACCTGATGAAATTCGACTTCTTGAACGACCCACTGTTTGCGGAGCGACCCGATTTCTTGCATCTTCTTCGTGTAGTCGGACTGACGCAGATATCCCTTTGTTGCTTCCTCACGAGTAATCTTCTGTCCGTCATGCTCGAACACGATTTCGTTTGGATCGACAGCGTTAGGCTCGTCTGCTTGTTCCGTTTCACCTTCGGCTTCTTCAAGATCGGCTTCGTCGGATTCTGTTTCCAGTGTGTCCGTGTCGTTCTCGACTTCTGCTTCTAGGGTGCTTGAAACCTCATCGGCTTCGTTATCAGCATCTACTTGCTCGGTTGTTCCTTCGGAGTCCAAGAATTGTTCGATGTGTGCGGTGGCTTCCGCCACAGAGTAACCAGTTCCCTCACTGGGAGTGTTGGTCGTTTCCATAAATTACCTCAGTAACGTTAGTGATAACGTATTTATTGAGGCGCACCGTTTTGCTTGCTCTTATGCGTCGGGCACTTGCTGCGAGTGGCTTATTTCGTCCTCTGCCAGAGCAACGTACTTCTCCAATCGATGGACGAAGAGGTCACATGCGTAAACGATGCGATGGACTTCCTCGCGTTCCGAACGGTCGTTTACGTTGGTCTTGCGGAACTGATCGAAAAGTTCTGTCTGCACTTCGTCAACCAGCGCTTTGAATTCTGGCAATGCCAGCACGCGCTTTGCGTTCTGTCCGCGTGCAATAATTTCTTGATTCATGGTCTACTCCTTAAAACTGTGGAGGCATCATAGGAGCCTGCGGAGGGGTCATAGGCTGCTGTTGCATTGCCTGCTGTGCCGCTGCTTGTTCCTGTTGTGCCTGCTGCTGTTGAGCCGCTTTGATTTGCACCTGTGCGTCTTGCGCTGCGATGGCGAAATCAACGTCGCTGCGCTCGCGTGCCTGCTCCTGCTGGATGCGTGCGATATCGACTTCTGCTTTGTATTTGGCGTTGATTTCTGCTTCGCTGAGATACAAGTCCTGTGCCATCTGGTCGCGCTTGAAGTCGTTTTCGATGATGAGTTTGCGCATCTCGAATTCGTATTCGCGTTCCTTCGCGGCTTGATCCAGTTGCGCCTTGATACGCATTTCTTCGATCAACGCAGCGTTAGGGTCCGGTGGTGGTGGAGCCGGTGGCTGCGGTGGCAATGTCGATGGATCGACAAAGAACGGTGTCGCGTTCTTCTCGCCGCTGTTTTCAGCAATCTTGACCGCCGTGTGATACAGCGTTTGCGGATTGGACAAGCCCATTGGCATCAACTGCTGTTGTAGGCCGAGGATCATGTTCAGGTTCGCGCTATTGCCGATTTTGTCGGTAACGCCAAACGCAACGTTCGCTGTTACGTCCATATCAGCATCCCACATGTCGATCTGGATCGGAGTGTAATTGCCTGTGAGGCGACGAATGTAGATTTCCGCGTCCTGGGGATTGGAAACGAACAGGTCAACGATTATGCGGAACAGATAGCGGTAGCCGGTGTCTGCGAACTCACGACAGATTTGTTCGACAAGCATCTGCTGGCTGCTAGCGCGTTGAGCATTTGCCGTTGCTGTCGTGTTCTGCAAATCCGATGCGTTCACGGAGGCCAATGCGCCGCCAACACCTGTTGTGTAATCCAAGTCCTGCTTGAGGCTTTCTAGCATCGGCTGTGCCTGCATCGCTGTGAATGGATGCTGCACCCACGAAATGCCCGCGCTTGGGTCTTCGCTGCGGATTGCTTTGCCCGCGTGAATATTCAGGAGGTCGTCGGCACGAACGAGGTCTGGATTGTAGACGGTAATCGGGTTCACGGACTTGTTCAGGTTGTCATGCTGCGCACGAGTGATTTGAGATACGAGGCGTTGAGTAGGTCCAACTCGATCAACCATTCCCTGACCAAACAGGGTGTTTGGAATCGAGTACGGGACGAATGCAGCGTATGGGTAGAACTTGCTGACTTCCTCATAGTGCAACAGCACCGGCTTGTTTTCGAGATCGCCACCAAGGACGAGGCGGTAGTGACGACGCTTTTCGCCTGAGATCGCCATCTTCGTGTAGACCTCGTAGACGATCACATCATCTTCGACTTCGCCAATACCATCATCATAATCGGTTTCCTTAGAGCGCTGCAAAGCCATGCCATCGCTCTCAGCGTTTGCCAGCGGAACCGACGCAACCTTGGCCTTGTCGAAGCCCATCTCAAGCAATTCAGCACGGCTTAGCGTGCGCTTGTGACCTTGCAGTTTTGCTTTGATACCGCCGCTCTGCTGGTCGAACTGCGCGTCCTTGGAAACGATGAAATCTTCCGGTGGGAGGTTCACGATGTTCATTTGACGAATTTCACGGATGCGACGGATTTTGATGTCGCGAACCTTTGGCTGCATCTGTGCTGCGATTGCCGCGAGTTCTTCCGGCATTCCCGGCATTGCCTGCGCAGGGGCATCGTATGTCTCGCCGCGCTCTTCAATGATGATCTGCCCTGCCTCTTCCTGCGCAACAAGATCAACCAACTGCTGATCTGTGAGGCCGGTTAGCACTTCCTCTTTCAGTTCCTCGCGCTCCTTGCGGAACTCAACCATTGTAATACCAAGGCCAGTGAGGAAGCCGTTTTTGACCCATGGGCTGAGCATTGCGACGTGGGAGTTTTTCGAGCGGACGACGAAGTTGCAAACGTCGGTCATTTGATCCGCAATGGGCTGATCGTTTGGCTCGTTGGGACAGAAACTTACGACTTGATTCTGACTATCAAAGACGCGGATTAGATTTGATGTTGCCCAATCCGTGCGTTCCTGAACGTCTGCGCTGATCCACTTGCTCTTTCCATCACCTGCCTTGTCGGTCTGGAACGGCTCACGCATGTAGAGTTTAAGCGCTTCTTCCTGCTTGTTCGCGATGTTTGTAACTGAAACACCAACTGCTTCTTTGACTGCCAATGCGACGCTGCGAGTGATCGCGTCTTCATCAATCTTCTTCGTCTTGGTGATTTTCGCCATTGGGCCTTTCGCAGCGGTTTTATCCGCCGTTCTTCTTTTTATTGATTGTCCCGTATTTATTGGGAGGCGCGTTTCCGTCACTCGTACTGACGAAGATCGACCGGAGGCGTCCACTCGTACTTGCTTGCGTATCTTGTGGGGCTGATCGCGAATGTCAGACACAACGCATCTGCGTGGTCAGGGGAAACACCTTTAAAGCGCTTCTTCATATCGGCCTTCTTTTCGACCTTGATCTTGCCGCTCTCGCTCTCGTACGTTGGAAGCAGCAATTCCTTGACGAGGTCTTCGTTATTCGGAATGCAAACGTTTTCAGTGGCGAACCACTCCTTGCATTCCCACCACAACTGATCACGCAAGCGGCTGTAAAAGTCGGCGCGACGTGTTGGGCTGGATGAGACAATCACCTTCTTCGCAGGAAGGCCCATGTATTGGAGGTCACTCCACACGCCATTGCCGATACCAATAGCGTCCACACAAACCGCGATGGGTCGCTGCGCTTTGGGCGTTGCCTGATAGAGATCACGAACCTTGATGGCGAGTTGCTTGGTTTCAAGTCCGCGCCATGAGTGAACGTCCAGCACCTTGTTGTCGTGACGGATCACCAACACGCTGCGGTCGCCGCCTTCAGCCGGATCAAGCCCCCATATGATGGGCAAGCGCTCAGAGGGCTTTGCGTCCTCGTTCTCGATGGCCTGCTCAACGAGGTTACGGGGGATAAGACCGTCAGTATCGCTTAGGGGAAATTCACCAAGGACGAGAATTCTGTATTCGCGTGAGAACCTGCCGCCGTACTCAATTTCAGCGGCTTTGAGGTCTTCTGCTGTGATATGCGGCGCGTCGGTCATGCGACCATGCACCTTTGTCCACATCTGCGAGATATTGCCGTTCCACGTCTCCCAGAAGTAGCCGCCGGTAGTCGATGGGTTAGAGATCAGGCACAGTTTGCCATTGGGGTCACGAAGCACATTCACGAGCGCTTCCGTGTAAATCTCATCGGGAACACCTGTGGCTTCGTCCACGAAAACGAAGTTATTGATCTGGTGAATACCGCGAGCCGACGAGACGTTGTCTTTGTTGGCTAGACGAAACTCTGCAAAGCAATCGGCCGAATTTTTAACGCGCTGAATGCGGGTTGCTGTAACGTCCCACAGGTCTTTCCAGATGGGCCGCATCTTACCATGAAGGATTTGGAGTTCCTTCCAGATACCCGATTTGATCTGGCCTTCATTCGGGCCAAAGATTGTTACCTGCACCTGATCGTGTGTGAACAGGCTCCACCACACGAGGATGGCAAGCGCTCTGGTCTTGCCGAAGCCAACACCACCTTTGAAGGTGATACGCTTGCTATTGCGGAAGGCATTGCAGAACTCGATCTGCTTGGGACGGAGGGCGTTATCTGGTCCGAATAACGAGACTGCGAACAATTCTATGTCGTCGTGAAATTGCTTGAGCAGTTCCAAGAACTGCTTCTGGTCCTCTTCATTGAGGTTCATAAATTTTCTACCGGCTGTTTAAGTCCGGCTATTTATTTTCACCACGCGTTTTGAGCGCTCAAACGCTGGCTCCGGCTAAATACGGAGGCACGGAGAAAACCTATGAAAATTCAGTATGAAATCGCAGAGGGCCATAAGCGCGGAGAGAACGGGCTGAACGAGTACCTTAAGACAAATCCCGGCATCGCAGCCGAAGACGCAACCACTCAATGGATCGAAAAGCGGTTCGGGACATGGATCACAACGACGATTAGTGAGGACTACAAGTTCGAACAGACCAGTTCGAAATCGTTCGTCGTGGACTTCACCTACGATGATGACGGCCAAAAGTTTCTAGCCATGCTCGGCGGTCACGAGTTGGAGGCGTAATGGCGGATCGTATACTTAGCGAAGCGCAAAAAGCGGCTCTAGCCCGTAACAGTTTCAAGCCGGGGCAAAGTGGAAATCCCAAGGGTCGCCCGCCTGTGCCGGATGAGATCAAGGAAGCGTTACAGGCGAAGACGCTTGAAGCCGTGGCGGTCGCCTATGATCTGATGATGAACAGCACGAACGAGATGGTGCGATTGAAAGCCACGGATATGTTTTTGGCACCATTCGTCAGCAAGGCCGCGCAGAAAGTCGATGTTGATGTTCAGGTCACACATATGGCCGATATCCTTGCTGATGCAGCCCGCGCACGAAAGGCTCTACAGGGCCAGATCATCGACGCGGAAGTGATCGAGGTGCATCCGATTGATGCTGACCCTCACTCAAAGTGAAGCAGCCCTTACCTTCACTTTAAGTGAAGCCGCACACCCCTCAACCAAAGTGAAATAAATCAAATATAGAATATGTAAAATTATACCAATCTCGTACATCGTTAGTATACTTCACTCACGAGTGAGGTTAATATTTGATTTAATTGCATTATCTCGCTGTTTTATGCTTGACTACTGTTTTTCTAATGATACAAATCCCGTGTCTTGACCGTAATAGTTCAGACTGTTCTTTGAAAATTGATATTCGCGTACTAAACACTCCGTGTGTTTACTCCTCGCTGTTCTGATGCTGCCCGTCGTAGGGCAAGGCTATCGGCTGCAGGGACAGTCCAACTCGCCATGCGATTTCGCCAAGCGAGGCTGGGCAGGCTGCTCTCATCCTGATCACTCCGTCACTTGTGACACGCACCGATCATGGTGGACCAACTCAAGTAAGGAGCACTCGAATGTCTGTAAAAAAAGAAACTACTACCAACTCTGAAAACTCGCAGGAAATCAGCCGGTCGGCTTTCGACCACGCTGGTTCGGGTCTGGAAGTTCCAGCATCCGTCAAGGGCGTGATTTCCACCCTCAACACCAAAGCGGCTGATATTGTCGACAAGGAGTTGAAGGCAAGGCACGTCACCTACGAGTATGTCGCAAAACTCTGCGACGCTGCTATCAAGATGGGGGATGAAAATGACGAGTTCACTCTCGGCGTACAAAAAATCATAGATCACCTGATCGGGAAACCGGAAAAGGAATCTTGGGGCGGCGAAGGATTTCGCCAACCAAACCCATTTTTGAACTTGTGCCGCATCGCTGATGGCGCATGGGGCATGAAGGTTCTCTCCGTAAAAGCGGGGACTACTCGGCTGACATGGATGCCGAACCGCAGCGGAGAAAAGTTTGCTGGCGTTTGCCGCTTTGCTGTCCGTAACGGGTTCTCTGGTGATGAGATGCTTGAGCATTTCCTATCCGGAGCACCGTTTATTCTTCCAATGCCTACTGGTGAGAAGAAGGAAATCAAGGCGACGATTAACGCAGTCATTGCGGAGGATCGTTTGCAAAACGAAAGCGAGCAGCGGGACATTCTTAGCGCAAAGGATTGGAAAGAGATTTTCGATCTGAAGCCTATCGTCACTTTGCCTTTCACAAAGAGGCTCAACTCTGCCCTCACTTTGAGTGAGGGCGGCATAGGCCTCTGCGCAGTTCGCGTCGTCGGAGATCAACTTTATCTCCTCGGCGACGCTGGTTTTGAACCAGGAAATCCAGTGCTTCGTCAATTCAAGAAGCATAAGGGTTTTCTGTGGGAGAAACGTAAGGTTGCGATGCAACTGGAAGACGAAGTGATGACGCTTCCCGAAGAATACTTGGTCGACTTTGATGAGTATTTCCTTGAGAACGCGGCATGAAAGAGTTGGGAAAAACAAAAAGGGATGGCCTTCGGGCCATCCCTTTTTCGTTGGAGATTGAGATGACTAGATATCAAGACGTTCACAGCATTCGCGCTCGCGGAATCAGAGCACATCTACGGGTATTCGCACAACAGTTTGCGCGAGGGGAATGGCCTTCGGACAACCAAGTTCGTCGGTTTCTGCTCCCTGACCAGATTGTTGAATGGCGTGCTGCTGTAGACCGGCACGAAAAAGTTCGACTGGAACAGCAGGACGCACGCTTTCTTTCCAAAGAGGCTGGCTTGACGATCCTGCACAATGTGACCCAAGACGGGCTTTTGTTACGCCGTGAGTGGTTGGACCTTGAAAGCAGCGAGGCTAAACTTCGTACCTTTAAAAGTACGAACGCCAGCCGCATTCGTGTGTTCGAACGAAGGGCCAAACTGTGGCGTGCGGCTCAGAATAATCGAGCGGTCGCCTTGCGGCGCGAAATCGAATTATTCACCGACGACCATTGGACTTTTGTGAAGCCTGATGACGTGTTCGATTGGCTTGTCCATTGGAGGAGCGATCAAGAAGTTGCTCACATTCCCCCAGAAATCTTGTTTGCAGAGATAATCCAACTTTTCCATGGTTGGATTAGCGAATGGGACGAGAAAATAGCCGGATACGAAAGTCTCGAAAATCCAACGATCAAATAACAAAAAGCCCCGGTTCGCCGGGGCTTTTTTGCGTTTGCTCCTTCACTTTGAGTGAAGGCTTCATGATTTGAAAACGGTCGCGTAGTAATTCTCAGCCTGAAGAGGATTTGTAATGTATTTCAAACGAGAAACTGACTACGCAACCGTACAAGAAGCGCTTCTAACTGCAATGGATCGGCACGAGTACATTGTACGAGTGGTAGATTTCGCTTTGCTCGCGAATGCATTCAATCTCACAATCCAAGTCAGTGGGTTGAACAGGCCAGATTTAAGCGCAGCGCCGCTGGCAAAACTGCGGGAAATCAAGGAGAAATCTGAGTATCAGACTATTTATTGGTACAAAGGTGGCCCAGTTAAACGAGACGATTTCATCACGCCAGACAAGGGCTTCGAGTACCTTACGCAACTCGCGAACAAGCCGCTGATGGTGGTAGCAGTTGATATATTTGCGGAGCGCATGGAGCAAAGATATATCGGTATCGGCTTTTGCGAATATGACAGTGACGCGAATGCCCAAAATCAAAAGATTTGGGACGAGAATTTTCATAAAACCAAAAAGTTTCCTGACGAAGGTTTTGATCTCAAGACGCCTACACCGTTGCCTGACGACCGAGGTGAGTATGAGTGAAACTGTCGTGATATGTTAAATGGTGAAGGCGATGCCAATGCATTTGCAGCGACGTGGAACGATAAGTCGGCACAAGAAGTAGAAGATCAATTGAACGCAATGGAAGCCCATTAGATGGCAGTAGACAACTATTACGACCGCGCAAAAGAGTTGCAGGCTTGGGCGCTCGATATGACGAACCATATCCACGAATATCATGCAGCATCATGGCGCATCAATTTCCATATCGGTAAAACGTTCTATGACAGCCAACTCATGCATTTGGAAGACAAGAAGACCGACCTGACTTTCACTATGATCGATGATGGGAACGTGAAGGAAATCAACGAAGTCAGATTTTGGGCCGCGTTGGACCTGTTCATCAAATCGTATGAGTACGCGGTCGCCTACAATCACAATACAGTTGATGCAGACCATGATGGTGCATTGGAGGTTGTTGAACACCGCGAAGACCACATTCTGGAATTTAAGGCGTTTTACTCACTCTATGACGATCATCAAGGCAAGAACGTCAATATGCGCTTTCGGTTCTTTGCGACAAAGAACGAAGCAATGATCTGGTCAATGCAGTTGAGCAATCCTGAGTTGGTTGGACAGAACGGATCGCAGATCGGGCCGAAATTCCACTGGTGGAAGTAGGCTTGATGTAATCGGCTTCTGTTCCACGAAGATCGCACAAATCGAACACAAGGAACGGCAGATGCCTGATTTCTCTTGGCTGGTAAAAAATCCGTACAACATAGCAGTGGCGCTCGGCTTTATGATTGCGTTTTATTCGTTCAGTTGGCTGTCGTCCATTGAGGGGGCTTACCAAGACCGCATCATAAGATTTCAGGACGGCATCACTTCCAACGTCCTTGTCAAAGAATACATGGACAAAAAATTCGAAGCGCTGAGAGAAGACGTCGCCAAAACATCGACAGTATATGACGCAGGGCAGACGCTGCGCAAATTTCAGAGCCAGTTCAACGAAGACTTCGTAAAAGCGTTCAACATAGCCGAAGTTCAGAAAGAACTCGATCGTGCGATCCAACCAATTAGTACGTGGAAGCCAACCGTTGGCGCTGCCTTCGGCGTGATGCTAGCGATGTTTGGTCTCTTCAATCTAATTATGGAGCATCGAGCGGCTCCGCCAATGGGCGGACGAACAGGCTGACATATTGGAGTTTGAATAAGCCGTTGAAAAGGTTCTAATCGCGTATCAAAATTGGTTTAGCATCTGCAGTAGAATTCAGCGGACCCATAGGGGGTGGCGCTCTGCGATGTAGAGAGCGCCCAAATCCCTTTGATGATGTTCACTATAAGTTCTATTCTGATCCCATGCCGGATAGAAGCCTTGGATATGCTGCTGAGAAGCGAATGATGGTTGTAGCCACTTGCAAGCAGTGCAAGCGGGAAGCCAAGGCTTTCGCCAATGATCTCGCAGGTGTGTACGGTCGCCATCGAGACTACCGGACTATCCGTTTCCGGTGCAGCCAATGTGATCCCGGCGCGTGTGAGATTTTCCTGCAACCCGATGGCTTTGACCGAGTGCCAGAGCGCATTGTGTGGAAGCCAGTGGTGGTTAAAGATCGGCAACAGTAGCGAGTCCATAGGAGGCTCACACAGCGCGTTCGCCCCCTAACGCAGCGCTGATGCGCGGGACATCAAAGAACCAGCCGTTGACGCTCCTAAGGGGCTTGCGGCGTGCTGCGCCTGGCCATGCGCTGGACATGGAAAAGCCCCGACATTGCTGCCGGGGCTCGTTCCGATTGCTTGCGCAAACAACCGCCTGTTTTACTTCGCCTTCTTGCTTTTTGCGCGGCCAACCTTCAGCCGCTCGCTGCGCTCCATACTGTGCAGCGCGATTTTATCTTGGAGTTTCGTGTCCGTCTGAATTGCTTCCTTCGCAGCATTGAGGATTGTCACCACACCATCAAGGTCTTTTGCCTTGAACAACTTGCTACCGGCGATCTCGAAAGCATTGCGACCGATCCGCACCACGTATTCAGCGCCCTGCTTCCTGAACCAAAGCGACCGCGTATTGATGGCCTTGCCGTCCTTTACCTGACCAGCGTAATCGATCTGTGTCTTCAGTTTTGTGTAGAAAATTTCTACCGGATTCTGACCGCCAACATGGCCGGTTGTTGCTGCTGCCTTGAGGGTTTCCAGTGCGTTTGCCATTGTGTAGTTCCTTGCACCAGCAGCAAAATTGCTGCCGTGCTTCCCTATCAATAGCCGTTGACAATTCAGGGCAACCGAAAGATTTCAGCCTTCGATTCAAATATTGTAATCGATGCAATCCAATGCTTCGCAACAATAGTCGAACTTGTTCGCAATTTTTAAAATCTGTGGATCATTTCCATTCGAATCTATATTTAAAACATCACTTTTAGTACTGTCGGAAAAACGGGAGACGGTCAGTGTATCTAAAAACAATTTGTATTCGAAACCTAGGTCCAATCGCAAAATTTGATTTGGAATTTCCTGAGCCCACGGCTGGAGTACACAAACCTGTAATATTTGTGGGGAAGAACGGATCAGGAAAAACAAACCTACTTTCATTGGTAGGTGACGCGTTGATAGAGGCGGCGGCGCAGTTCTTCCAAAATGCAACCCCAGGACTTAATGGACCTAATAGACCCTGGTTTCGAGTAGTTGGCTCTACAACTGTCTCTCTTGGATCACAGGGAGCCTTTGCTGTTCTCCAGTTTGATGATGAGGGAGACCGGATAGTTTATCATCAAAAAGCAGGTAATTTTCCTCTTAGTGCAGCAATCGAAAGTGCACCTGGATTTACTTTTGACGGCATCTCCTGGCCCGATACTGGAAATACTAAGAGTATCTCAATTTCTAATGATAAAGCCGAAACGATATTTTTAAAAAACCAACTTGTTTACTTCCCTTCCGTTCGCAATGAATTGCCCGACTGGTTAAACACAAACAGCGTAACTAGGGTAGAATTCGACCTTTCTCAACGATTCTCGAGTTCTCTGCATAAACCAATCTATGTAGAATCAGGTTTCGTCAGAATAAAACAGTGGTTACTAGCACTATTTATTGATACTAGGGTAGATATAATTGGCTCTACAAACGCGATATCGGAGAACGTGAAGGCAAACCTTCAGAATCAACTGCTTGTCTCGCACGCCAACCGACCTCCGCTTGTTCTTGTCAACGAAATACTTAAGATTATTCTGGATAATCCGGACGCGGAAATTGGTTGGGCGGGCCGCAATCATCCCGGCAAACTCAATGTTATCTCGCCTAACGGAATTCTCGTGCCTTCATTGGATGCGCTGTCAACAGGACAGGCAACACTTTTGAATATGTTTGGCACGCTCGTTTTCTATCACGATCAGAACCCGCATATTCAGCAGCAGGGTATATGTGTAATCGATGAGATTGATGCCCACATGCATATCGATCTGCAGCACAGGGCTTTGCCGAGGTTGATGAAACTGTTTCCACGTATTCAGTTCATAATTTCAAGCCACTCTCCGGTCTTCCTGCTAGGCATATCCAAATTATTTCCTGATAGCGGCGCTCTCGTTATCGACGTTCCATCGGGACTTCCAGTGGATGTTGAATTATTTTCTGAGTTCGAAAAAGCATTCGACGTGTTTAGAGAGACCATTGCATTCGGTGAAGCAGTTGTGGAAGAATTGAGGTCTGAAGGACCTCTCCTCGTATTGCTTGAAGGTGAAACGGACCCACTTTACTTTAACGCAGCGTTGGACATTCTCGACGAGCACGATTTGAAGGGAAATGTTGAATTTAGATGGATAGGTTCAACTGATCCAAAATCTGGTCAGGGATTTCACACTGGGAAAACCGCTCTGGATCACACCAGAAATCTGATAATGTCGAAACCAGACGTTTTGAAGCGAAGAATTTTGCTGCTCTATGATAACGACTCCAACAAAATGAGTGAAGATCACGAAGGGCTTTGGATTAGGGCAATCCCAACAAACGGCGCTAATAGCAAGATAAGGAACGGTATAGAAAATTTACTACCAGAGAATTGCATTACTGACGATATGTATGATGAAACAACGAAGGATAAAGGAAATGGGACGATCACAACTGTTCGTTCTGTGGACAAAATGAAACTCTGCGAAGCCGTGTGCTTAACGCCAAACAAAGAGAATTTTGTGGGTTTTTCTGAAGTCTTTAAAATAATTAGAGGGATAATCTGATGATATACCTACCCAGAGCGCGGCACTAAGGATGATTTTGTTCGGCTGAAAGTGCATTTTATTGTTAGTTTGTGAAAATCGTATCAAAATTGGTGCAGCATTTATTAGTGATTGTAAAGGCACCATAGGGGGGTGGTGCACCCTTATACATGCCCTAATCTTAGAAGTAGCCGTACTACTTGTCCTGTTCCCCACTCGGCACCACCCGGCGTCCGTATAGCGGCTTCGTTAAGCGCTTTAGCAATTGCTGCCGGTGTATTTGTACCGCTGCGGATGAGCGTCTGGACGTGCGTGTGAATGCCCTCTGCAAACGCCGTGGCCTGTTCGGTGCGGGCTTTGTTTGTCCCCCACTCCTGACCCCTCGCCCGCTTTGCAGCAATTGCCGCCTTGGTCCGCTCGGCAATCATCTCGCGTTCTTTCTCCGCAACAGCCGCCATTATGTGGAACTGGAAGTTATCCGCGTTTGGCATATCGCAGGCTTTGATCGGAACATTGCGCTTGAGCAACCCGCTGATGAAATGCACATCACGAGACAGACGATCTAACTTGGCAATGATCAGGATCGCGTTGTGGGCGTTTGCTTCATCTAGTGCGGCTTCCAGTTGAGGCCTGTCATCGCGCTTACCGCTCTCGACCTCTGTAAACTCTGCAAGGATTGGATGACTGCCAACAAACGCTGCAACAGCGCTGCGTTGGGCTTCCAGTCCCAGACCGGACTTGCCCTGCTGTTGTGTGGAAACTCGGCAGTAAGCGACATATTTCATAGCGACCTCAGACAGTGAACGTGCGTTCTTTGTCTGCTGCCGAAAAAACAAAAGGGCGAGCGATCTTTTCGGTTGCCCTCTGATGCCAAAGGCTAACAATAGCCACCCCACGGATTTGCCGCGCCATTACGGGCGGGCTGGGCGATAGGGTTGTCCTTATGTGAACTCTGCTTGAAGACTTGAGAAGTCTGTTGGAACTGCAAGATGCAATCGCAGTACGACTATAACGTAACGTGATAGGCTTCACTGTTTTGTCGCTGTTTCATCTAACTCGGAAACAATCGTAGTTGGAAGCATCAAGTGTTTGTCAAACGCTTCACGCATTTGCTGCGACCTCAACACATCGAATATATTTCCAGAAAGATCAGCAAAGTCGGCGTAAGCCTGTTGCTGTTCTGTCTCTTTATGATTGGACCACTGGTTGTTGTCCTTTTCAATCTGCAATCGCTCTAAGCGCAATGCAATCATATGTAACGTGGATGCATCATCCGCGAGACCACGCAAGCGCTTGTTCACACTCACATCATATACAAATTCGGCCTCTGCAACTGCATTCCCGAACGCTTTAATGATCTCAGGGTCTCGACTATCATTGATCAGAAACTTATTTCGTGCATCGATAAAGTGGTGATACGCCTTCAACCTCTTATCGTGAAGTGCGAGCATATAGTTTGCGTTGGCTATTTTCCCGCTTAACTGGTTTTGCTGTTCCATTTGTTCGATTGTTCGTTTCGCCAGTGCTTTCTGTGCGACGTAGGTGAACAACACCACTAGAAAGGTTGCCAGACCAAGCAAGCCGGCCAGTGTGTCACCCAAAAGGTTAAGCCCGTAGTCCTCTATGAAAGCCTTCATCGGCGTTTGTCCCTTTGGTAGATCATATTCGGCTTTCACATAGACAGCGCCGATCAGCATTCCGCTCACTAGCGACACGACGAATGCCATTGAATAGTAATACCACTTCATTTCTGCTTATTCCGACCGCAGCCGTTATCCATCATGCGCGTCTGCTGAACCAGCCCGGTCTTAGATCGCCATTGACGCTGTCATCATCTATGATTTCTTGGCGCTTGCTCCAGATAGCCGGGTTTATAATGTAGACGCCAGACGAACCTCTTTGACCCAATTGATCCGGCCTGACAATGATGTGCAAATCAACGAGCCTAGCGAGCAGACCATTCCCACCTCCCACTAAGAACCGCTGCTGGCCTGTTAGCACCTGCGCTTTAAGGGCCGATCTGTAGATATTATCGAGTACCGGGAGGTTCGCTAGTGCGGACTGTTCGAGCCGCTGAGTCTCCGTGCGCAACAGAGTTTGCCTTCGTTGCTTTTCCTCATAACTCTTCTTCCAGCGCTCTATCGTTCGCACTACAACTGTGGCTAGACCCACATATATGAGGAGATTGCCAATGCTGTTTGTGAGGAAGTATTCGGGTTTTGGATTTGCGTTCAGGTATTCGACCGCAGATATGGCAGCGCCGATACTCAAATAGATTAAACCAGTGGCACGGCTAAGCGTGCGCTCAAGTACCGCTAGAAGAAATTCTTGAAAGCCCATGTAAACCCCTTGTCCCGGCCACATCATTACCGGGAAAGGTTTCTATCGCAATCCATGCGCGTACATTTTCACAGGCTAATTCACTGCTGGATGGAAAGTTTAAACAACACGGCATCCGCTTTGTCGCGGAATTCGACATCGGCCCCGCACTTACCGCTGGTCTGGACATTCAGCACATTCGTCCATCTATGGCCTTGCAGTTTTCGATAGAGGATCAGGCTCACGACAGCCGCGTTCAAGTGGTGTTGGCCGGTTATACCCCACCCATGGGCTTGGCTGTTTTCGTTGTCCCCGTTTGTTAGTTCGGTCAGGTCGAACGTGTCGTTGAACAGCAATTGCCAAACTCCACTGCGCACTTCATTCGGGTCCACTTCCACGAACATCGTGTAGGACATCACTGACCTCCATGGCCGAGTTTGAACAGCATTGCAGTTTGCAGGTCGGGTAATTGGATGAAACAGGCTCGATGGTGCTGATCGCCAGTTATTAATGCGTTAGACGCCTCCTCGAGGTCTGCAATGTGGGACACATCAGGCCAAGCCACATATGGGACCACTCTGAATGGCACTGTCAGGATTTGACCATTTACCTCAATAACCAGCGATCCAACGTTGGGTTTGAAATTGGCTCCCGTCGCACTCAACAGAAACCAGCGACCATCCGCTTCCATCTCATCAAGTTGACCTAGAGGAATGGTTTGGTTGTTATAGTCGTTAGGCTTCCCGACACCCACACGCGCAATCAGTTCGTAAATGTTGCTGCGAGACGTTTCCAGTTCACGGCGTATCGATTTCAAATCCGCCATCACTCACCTCAACGTTCTTGGCTGAGGATCGTCGTCAATACGTCCTCGCCGTTGAAGTAAGCGCGGATCACGTCAATCTCCGCATCACTCAGAAGATGACCTGATCGGACATCATGGGAACGCTTGAGATTTTGTTTTGTCGAGTTGCTTATCGACTTTGGCGTCACTAATGGTGGCAATATCGGCGCGGGTGATACCGACGCTGAACCCATTGCAGCCGTTAGACTCTTCACTTGCGAGCCTGAAAGATTTTGCATCACCTGCGCCCTTGCGGTTGCCATTGCGGCTTTAAAAACCTCACGCTCCGCCTCGCGCTGGTCTTCACGTTCAATCATTTTCTTCGCCAGTCTCACCATAAACTCAGCAAAGGCGTTGTCGTTTCTCTCGCTCATTTTGTACCTCATCATTTGTATGAGGTATTTATCAAAGCCTTACTCTGGACGGCGATTACGGCGGCGAGACTTTGGCGGCTCGTCATTCAGCGCATCTGCAAAGCCCTTGGCGTCTATTGATGTGGGAACACGAGGATTCATTGCCCAGCGATGTGCGATCTTGAATGCACCTTCTGCCAGTGACAGCCCAAGCATACCGATTGCGAACGCCAACCCGTTGATCGTGGACACATCAAGCAGTCCAACACCGAACCATTTCGCCACCAGTGGGGTCAGGTACATCGCGCAGAGCGCGCCGACGAGACACGCCGACACCAGTTCCCAACTAAGCCGTTTGCCTTGGATGACAGTGCGAACAAATGCACCGGCAATGCCTGCGACTACATGGGATGGTGAAATGCCTATTGCTGTGAGGAACGCGCTAATGAATGCTGCGATTGAGTCGAACATGATGGGATCTGCCTTCGAAATGGAACCCATCGATCTGCGAGTTCTGCCCGACTATTTAAGCGAATAGCAGGGATTGAAGCCTCATTTGTCCGCGAAACTTCTTGCAACCTATGATACGGTTCTAAAGCATTGCATTGGAGGGCATCATGGATATCGACCAACTCATTGATCTTTATGTTGACAAAGGCGTAAACGCGGTGAATGACGCGCTACAGAGTTTGGATGATGACACACAAGTCATGCGGCTCGAAGGATTAGAAGATCGCGGTTTCGAGGTGAAATTCCACTACAGCAGCGACAGCGCCGAAGGAAAGCCTGACGGCGGTTTCGTCATGTCTGGTCCTCGCGATCTCTAATCAGGCTCATCTTTACGTGAGTGCAGCGCTTTAATGGCATCAACTGATGGCTGCGCTTCGATTGATATGAACCAAATCCTGACTTTGAGAAGCCCGAATTTCTTCATAGCCCAACCCACTCCGATTATACACACTGCACTTATGGCGATCAGGAATACGGGTGAGTTGATGAGCGTTTCAAATGATATCACGGCTCGTCCATCCTCAACCAATCCGAGATCGCCTCTGAACGACTTGTCCATAGGGCTCTCACGTCTGTTTGAAGATGTCGCTCCGCTTCTCGGTCTTCGTCTGGTGTACTGGCACCTACAAGTCTCAAAGAGACTTTTTGCAAAACCGTGTCGACGCACTGCTAGTGGCGACTTGAAACAAAACTACATCTGGCTTCCAATCTTAGAAGAAACCGTAGCCAGTAATACGGATTCCCGGTGACCCGCTAGTGCGGATAACTAAGAAACCACGCTAATTTGCGTGTGCTGTCAATGTAGCAGCAGCCCCTGAATGTTCAAGGTCAGAAGCGGAAAAATATATCTTTATTAAAATTATAATTGCTTCCATTTGATGCCGTTGGCATCGCACCAGTCCGCGTATGTGGTCGTGCTGGTCTTACTGATCGTGCGCTGTGCGTTCTGAAACACGATGGTCACCTCGTAATCAGGGTGTTGAGCCTTGATTGCCTTGTGCTTGGCTCGATCTTCGGCGGTGAACTGCCCTTTGGCTTCCACGATCTTCTTGCCCGCTACATCAATGAAGTCCGGCAGGTATTTGCGCTGGACCGTGTATGAAAGCCTAAGCGCTTCGTATTCGTATTCAGGGCCGAGCGTCTTTGCGACCTTTGTTTCGAAGCGGTTCCTCATGGCGTGCTGAACAACGCGGCTTCTGCTGCACGACGCCGAGTAAGACCCGCTAGTACCTTGCCACCGGCTTTGTCCCATTTCGAAAACTCGGATTGCGCGGCCTTGGAATCACCAGCGTTGACCTTCTTGAGAAGTGTGGAGGAACCGAAATTTCCTTCGCCCAGGTTGTAGGTGAAACTGACCAATGCGCCGCGCTGGTTCTCGGTCAGTTTGACCTTCACCAGTTTGTCGACGGCCTTCTCGAAGCGGGCCACGTCCTCAAGCAGCAAGCGCGTTGCCTCTGCCTCAGTGAGGGTCTTCCGGCCCACGTCGGCGCGTGTCAGTCCCTTTGTCGTGCCGTAGCCAATTGTTGGCACGTTAGCGGGGCAAAGGTATGCGGTGAGTTTAAGCCCTTCGAAGGACTTGATGAGATCGAGGGATGCATTGTTGATTGGCATCCCATATTTACAAACCTGTGAGTTCTGCCGAACGCCTCACCCTGTCTATGCCTTTTGACTAAATTGATGTGTTAATACCTCATTAAGAGTTTGCCGTTCCTCCAATGCTAGAGATACATGGAATTAGGTAATCAGCGCAGATGTAGAGGTTGCTTCAGTACGATGAAGAATTGGATGGGTGGCGTATTCACTGGCGTCTTGGTGGCGGTTTTAGGCACCATTATAAGTTTATTCGTCGTTGATTGGTTCAATGAAGACGATGCTGGACCTAAGAGACCCGAACTTTCAATAGTTACTCAAAGTGTCCGTGTTCCCGCACGACCGATCCCCTACGATGTTAGGATGCGTGCAAATCCGCAGTCTAAGGACCTGGATCTGGAGAAGTTGTTCGAATTCGCATCTGTTGGATTTACGGTTGTACAATACGACTTGATAAATGAGACACAGACTCTCCTCAGAGACGTGGAAGTATCGGCACCGGACGCCGAAGAATTGTATCAATTAACCTTGCCACAGACTGTTTCGCTAGATAAACGCGACTTGAAAGTTAATATACCGCCAGGGCAAAAATTGAGACTAATAGCGCTCCAGCGCTATTCGGAGCCAAGCGTATCAGCGACATACGGCGACAGATATTTTACCCCTGTCGACACATCAGATTATGCCAAGAGTCGCGGTGAGATTGAGGCAACTGATAGAATCGAGCGCCGCTACTATTTGATAGGACAGCCGCTTGTTGACGCTTTAATTGTCGGTCTGCTGTCCATCTTGTTCTTCTTGGCTATAGGCTTCTTCCCCTCGATATGGAGGCTCTATACAACTCCCAAGAGTGCCCCTCCACCTGAGAACGATTCAGAGAACGCGCCTTCCGCTGAAAAAGCCATCCTGAATCTGTCAGAGCAGAAGCATGAGTGATCACACCACCTTCCCTGTCTCATCGACAAATTCCAGCACAGCGCAGTTCTTCAACTTGTGACCGTTTGCCGATAATTGTGCGATCAACGCGACCAACTGGCGGGCTTGTGCCTCGCTAATGTCGTTGCGGTTATTGATCTTGTCCTCATGCAGTTCCGTTACGAACTCGTACCATGACTGCGCCGCTCGTTTGGTGCTGCTCTTTGCACTGGCCGTGCCGTGCATGATCGAGATATCCGGTTGTGCACCGGTTACGAAGTGGCGCAACTCACCAAGCAGCAAGCCGATCCAGTTTTTGTTCGACTTCGTCAGCGTCATGAACGCGGATGAGGCATTCAACTTGGGCTTACGCTTGTAGGGAATACGCACGGTGGGCTTTGCTCTCAGGTCCGAAATAGGATCGAGCGCAAGCGTGTCGGGATGGGTTTCGATGACGACCTGAACGGCCTCGAATATGTCTGCAAAAGTGCTAATTGAAATGCTCATTGGGTTTTTACCTTCTTATTGTTTTTGATTATTCTAGCGATCAGCGGTCTTTGCCGTGTTCGTCCAATTTGGCCTCGAAGAACGAGATCGCTTGGGCAATTGCGAGTTCCGCGCCTTCAAGTGCTGTTTTAATCAACACTGCATCTGCCGCATCCACCCGAAACGAGGTGTCACGGTAGGCAAAACGAGCCGCGATAGTCTCTGGTGATTGCTTCTTCCCGATCTTCGACTGGCGGATTTTCTCAATCCTATCCGGTGTATGTTTGTAGTCTTTGGGTAACATCTTAGGCTCCTTGTCATTTTTGCGATGTCTAACGTATTATTTATGCCTGAACGTAGTTCTGGCTCTCATACGGATCACTTGCTGAAATCGGCCATCGTCTTGATCTTGAACCTCTTCTTTGGAGCGCTCAGTTCCACGTCCAGGTGCTGACGAGCCGCGTCACGGTAGATGCCCTTTTTGTAGATCGGGCTACCGGGGGTGCGGTTGAATTCGAAATCCAAGGGCAGTTCGTAACGGCTGGCACCGAAGAAAAGGATCAACGTTGGAGGCTGGTTGACGATTTGGAACATGATGCCAGCAGCATATGCGATGATGTCAGCGCTCTTATCGTCTTTGTTGATTTCCTTGAGGATCGCTAACTTTGGAGCGATACCGTATTGCACGAGCAACTTGGAATACCGGCTGAACTCTAACTTGAATTTCAGATACCACTCGTCGTTCTCAACCTCCATTTCAGCCAATCGCTTGTTGATGTCGCGGCTGCGATTATAGAAATCCAACATGAACACGTCGGCGTCCTTGGCGAACGTTGTGGGTTCGGATCGGATCATCAGTTTTGCCCGGTGAACTGTGGACTTCTTGCCCTTGTTGGAGTTGTCGAAGAGGTCTGTCTTGATCTCGTAGAAATCAAAGTGTTCGTGCGTAGTGTCGTCGTGCTGGTCGGGGGTGTCGTCCGCGCAGCCATTAACAACTTGTTCTTGTTCGGCGGATGAGCAGAGCGAAGTAGCCGTGTCTTCACTGGCCGTCGTGGCGGATGCCGCGTGGCGCTTCACTCCAAATTGATTTGCGGAGAAGCCAACTTCACTAGATGCGTCGTCAGCGCCTGAAGGCGCGCATGTATTAAGTAACTTCTCTCTACTTCTAATACTTAATGGATGCGCGCCTGCATCCACAAAAAAAGCGTCAGATGCGCTGTTTCCGCGCTTGTCCTTAATAGATGCGCGGTCCGCTTCCACGAGTTGCTGCATGACAGGGCTGAAGCCGTTTTGTTGAGATGCAGCCTTCGCAATTGCTGTTTCCTTGATCAATGCGATGATTTCTGCTGCTGTTTTACGTGTACCAGACGTGATCATTTGTTCTTTCCTTTGTTGATACGAAAAAGTCCTGCTTGCGTCTGGTAAAACAAGCAGGACTTTCATAGCCGTGTATCTTTAGGAAGATTCAAATGCTTAGTCTGCAACGAAGTGTAATAACTTCGTTTACCAGACAAAAGCATTACATTCTTATTTATACAAAACCTCGAATTTCCGCGTCAATATTATATTCTTAATAGATGCGCGCCTTTTATTACTACCAAGAAAGCGGCCGCTTCATTCGGAATGAGGCAAAGCGCTTGTCCCTGTAAAACAGTATTTTCCTGCCCAATGGAGCGTCACTGGCTGCATCTGTGGCTTCCCGCGCAACACAGTGCTGTAGGGAAAGCCCACGCTGTATGAGCCTCCTGTGGACCCTCTGAATGCAGGCGTAAATACGTGTGGGTGAAACGAATTCATCTGACTGCTCAGCCCAAGGGACAATCACGTTCCTTGGGTATTTCATTATCGCCCTCACCTACAACTGGCTGCATAATCACGACATGAACAGAGATGAACAAATCCTTCGCAAGAAATATCACCAGTTCCGAAACTACCGCGAGAAGCGCTGCAAAGAGCAATTCGAAATCACGGCAGAAGAATGGATCGCCTTCTTCCTCAGAACACCAGCGCATTACGAAACGCTCGCCGTGGCGTTCGGAACTTCCTGCATATCAAAGGCCGACACAGAAGCATCGTGGAGCGTGGACAACCTCGTAATAGGTCAGCGAACAAAGACACAACGCAAACCAGCCAGTCACGCTCTATTGGGTGATACGGCTATTGCGGAGCGCTTTAATCGCCACAACGTTCGAGATGGCAACACTGGTGTTCGTGTTCTCACAAAAGCGCAGTGGATCGCAGAACTACGCGGATCGACGCGACCTGAATAAATACAAATGGACGCTGTTGTGGTAGCGCGTCTGATCCATCGCATACAGGGATTACTCATCCCTCTCGGATCGATAGCCCGCTTGGTTGCTCATTCCAAGCGGGCTTTTCATTGAGCGGTTGCCCTTTGGTTTCAACGGCAATAGCGCTGTGCTTTTGCTGGAGGGCTTGCAGATGGAAACTTGGCAATACTTGGCTATCGGCGCATTCGTGATCGTATTGATCCGCGCTTGGTTCCTTATGGGAAAGATCAGTCGGTTTATCGATGATACCGATTACCGCGATGCCGAGCGGTTCAAGGACCGCAACGCCAATCGTTACTAATTATCGGTGAAGTTTATCCACAATTAATAAAAATCTTGGCTGGAACTGACAACCACCGCTTGAGTTGTATGGGTGGGGAACTCAGGAATATCACATGTCGCATCAACATGAACTTGCAAAATATCTAAGCCACTCCGCGTTCAAACAGGCCAGTAAACCTGCGTCTGAACGGCCAGTTGCCGATGATGGCGATTTCAACGATCTATTAAAAAGGCTGTCCGAATCCGAAAAGGATCAGACAGCCAAATCGAAGTCCCATTAAACTTCGACAACACGCCTGTCGCGACGAGCAGCCTCAACATACGTGGAGAGCGGCTTGGTGGGATTGAAATGCTCATCACGCTCAATCTTCAGCCCGTATGGCCCGACGAACGTCATGATCTCACGTAGACTGACATAGCCCAGTTCGGGTTCACCCATTCCAAGATCGCAAAGACCAAAGCATGTGTCTCCGTCTTGCTCCATCTCCGTAAGCAACCACGTCGCACCTCCCCATGGTGCAAACCATTTCACGACCGGAATATGATCAGTGTCACGAGCAGTCGCATTGTTGTGGAGCAATTTCGCACGTAGTTCAGGTGTGAGCAGGATATTCACGCTGCAACCTCAACACTTGCCATTCCCATGACAACCACCGCTGCAAAACGTTCGATCATGCTGCGCTCAGCACGCCACTCCGCAACGCTCGTAAACACCTGTTCGAAGCGCTTGCCGTCGATTTTGCCCCAGACCTTAAAACCCATATACTCAACTCCTGTTTGCGTTATTGCATAAACAGGAATATTTCCAGTTGAGTATTAGGGCGAGCACTCATTTTGCTCAAGTGACTGTTTTTACTACCATTCTAAGGGCGTCATTGACGTCATCTCTACCTGCAACGTAGGCCCATGCGACTCCCTGTCCTTTTCTAACGGCCACACCCTTTTGTAGATTTGCTGCAAGACAATGTCGTTGCTTAACTCTCGCGTCCCGTTCAGTACCTGCTCAAATGGCCTACCGTAAATCGTCCCTGTGATCCGAAGTTTCTTTGTTCCTCTTCCAAACATATCCTACTTCACCGGCAACGCTTTAAGCCGTTGAATGCTCTCGGTCGCGGCGATCATTTCAGGTGATTGCTGGTTGTCGGCGTAGCCACCCAACGGCACGTCAATGGCGTGCTGAACGAAATCTGCGACCTGCGGAATGATTTTAATGTCTTTGCGCACGAACTTGGGATTTGCAAAACGATATGCCCTGCGGCCCTGCTCAATGATAACTGTGTAGTGGTTGCCCTCACTGTCGAATTCGACGTGATCAATCATCCCCTTCATTGAAGCATTGGTTCGAACTCGCAGAGCATAACGGGTTTCGTCATCAGCGGATTCCCATGCTCGCCTCATCGCTTCGATGGCACTCGCTGGATCAAGGGCTGCGTGCTTTGCAGCCATTACCTCACGATCATGACGAAGCGTTTCCTGACGCTTCTCTGCGTCTTCCCGTTCTATTGTGCGCTCTCTCAAGGCTTTCAGCAGACCAGCGATTTGTGCGCCATCTTCTGTTTCGATTACCTCAGTCAATCTGGCCTCGCGCTTTCTCAGGTCGATCAGTGAAATCGAGAGTTTGGCTAGTTCTTCGTCAATTTCTGCGATTTCCGCTGTGACTTTGCCCTGCTTGAGAAGGTCATCACCGCCGAACTCGGTTACGTTTTCCAGAATGGACTTTTCAAGGATATCGTAGCGGAAACGAGAGCGGCTTGCGGAGCAAACAGGAACACTTTCACCAGTGACTTCATCAGCACGCATAATGTTTCGGAAATTGGCAGAGCAGACCAGATACTTCCATTGCTTGTCGCTACGGCTGTTGCCGATCATATACATGCGGGAACGGCAATGAACGCATTCCGCAAGGCCATCCAATAGGTTGCTGAACTGTGTACCTGCGCGACCACCCTTTCTGTTCCGGTGGACGATCTTCTGTGCGCGAAGCCATAGATCGTGGCCGATAACAGCAGGATAGTAGTCAAGGATTGGATCGCCTTCGCTTACATACTTCCCGTCAATCATTTCCCCTGGCTGGTATTCACCTATTGCTGAACGGCTAGTCACGATTGCCTGAATGTTGGCGTGCCACCAGCCTCGCTTGCTCGGCTTCAAGGTGGGTTCGCCCTTTGCATTCAGTTCGCGGGCAATCCTGTCAAAGCCGACGCCTTCGGCACTGCGTTCGAATATCCACCGGACGACATCGGCCCTATCGTTAAGATGATATTCGTATTCGCCCTTGGTAATCTTCGTCGCTGTGATCCAACTCGGCGGGGTCTGGTTCGTCTTCTTCCCTAGTCGTGCATCTGCGCGTCTATTTTTCATGGCGCTTCGGATAAGTTGGCTCTTGCGCTCGCTTTCACGGTTTGCACGCAACATAGAGGTCAGCGTGCTTATCAACTGGTTCGAATTGGAGTTGAGACTGTTCCACGTATAAGTCTCTTCGTCGCCAAACTCCCCACGAGCAACGACTGTAATGCCGAGTTGGAGGATTTCTTTGAATAGGTCGAGGGCTTCGAGTGGTGTGGTTCGTGATAGACGGTCAAGGTTTTCAATGAGCAAGTAACTTGATGACGGTATTGCCCCTTCACGAGCCAATTCGATGAAAGCGCCGAGACGACCCTTGCTGCGGTTCAAACCTTTCCAAGCGGACACACCAATGTCTGCGAAAGCGCTTGTATCTTGCAAATCCAATCCATGTCGGGCGGCGTAGGTTTGGCTCCACTCCAACTGACGACGCATACTGTCGCCTTTGATTTGCTTTTCTGTACTCATACGAATGTACGAGTAAGCCATTCTGTTCTGTGCTACCTGTTGCATCCCTAAGCCTTTGCTGCGCTTGCGTTTTTAGGATGCAGCAAAAGTAGTGTAAATTGCGCTAACAGTTAGGGCTTGGCCGAATACGGATCACGCAGAATACGAATGCCGGTGCGGTCCACCACCAGGTAGCCGGCGCGGAAATCACCAAACGCAATCGACGTGCTACCCGCCGCCACATCCGGCATGTCCTCGGCCTCGGCAACCGGAAAGCCCATCAACAGCGCCGCCTGGCCAGCAGAGGCTGGTGGTTGCCACAGATAGTTGCCCGTGGTGTCCTTCACGCGCCGCAATGTAGACTGCGTCTTGCGGTTCATCAGAAAGCTGCCGTTCTGGCGATGTCCGGCTTTCAGCGAATAGACCGTGTCAATCAGCACATCCAGCGGGCCGGAGGATGCAAATGCGCCCGCCGCACCCGTCGCCACATAACCGATCTTGCCCCACTCCCAGGCCGAATTCGCCACCGTGTCATAGGCCAGCAGCCCCTTCGGCTTGTTCACACCATCACCGGAAATGAAGGCCGCACCCTCCTGCTCGGCAAAGGCGATATCCACTTCGGACGCAATCCACGCCTCGATATCGACGGCGGAATCATCCAGCAGCCCCTGCGTCGCCGCCGGCATGGCGTAAAGCTCCATGGTCGGAAACGTCAGTTCGGAAAGCTGCGGCGTGTTGGTCTGCGGTCGTGCTGCGGTCTCGGAAACCCAGCCGGTGGCCATGCCGCTCGGCGCAAACGGCTTTTTCAACACGGCACCGGAAACCTGCCGCACGGTGGAAAGCGCGCGCATCGGAGACACCACCGCCATGCGTTTACCGATATCGCTATCGGTCTCGTGCGGCAGCAAATACCCACCATCCGTGCCGCTACTCCCGGAAAACGCCTTGGCCTCCAGATCGCGAAGCGCACCCTCGTCACCCCGGCGAATATAGGCCTCGAAAGCTGCCTTATGCTCCTCGGTCTCCGCATTGGCCGCACCCCGGCGTCCCAGCGCAGGCCGTGCCTTCTTCAACGAAAGCTCGTCCATCGCTTGCTTGTTGTCATCCAGCGCCTTGTCGATGCGGTCAAGCTTTTCGCGGGTCAGCACATCGGAGCCCATCTTGCGCTCGATATCGCCCAACCGCTGATCATTCGTCTCGCGAAACGCCTCGAACGCCTCCATAAAGTCATCGAACGCCGCCGTCATCGTATCCGGCATGGCCTTGATCTGCGGTGCAACTGTCTGTTCCGTCATGTGGTTTTCCTCTGTTGATTGGTAAAAGATGAAAGGCGGCGGCTCACCCAACCGCCGTCACGCCGGACTCGATCCGGGGCCCAGCAGCATCGCGTCTGCGATGCGAAAGACTCTTCCCAAGCGCAGACCCACTCCTCTTCCCTCATCCCTGTGCTTGTCACAGGGATCCAGCCGACGTGCGTTTGCGCGGCGAAAAGACTCCGTTCAGCCCAAAGACTTGGGCTGGCTGGATCCCTGTGACGTCCTCGGGCTTGTTCCGGGGAGCTGGGATGAGGGTGGAGAAGAGGCCCTCACCGCCGAAAAGTATCCCCCGCCAAACTCTTCGCCATCCGGCGCATAGCCCGCACCAGCTCCGTCTCCCGGTCCCGAAAGAACCGCGCCTGCTTGACGTTTGAAACCCGGGCAGATGGCAGCATGGGAAATGTCACGACGGAAATTTCCCAAAGGTCGGCCTCCAGAATACGGCGAATGCCCCCGCGTCCAGCTTTTCCCGCCCGCACCGTCTGAAAGCCTATCGACAGTCCGTCCAGCGCGCCCGTCTTCATCAGCGAATGCACCTCTTTGGCCCGCGCCACATCCGGCGCCAGCACACCCTCTACGAACAGCCCGCGCTCATCCTCGCGAATGGTGCGCCACGCGCCGATGGGCTGTGCCGGGTCGTGCTGATAAAGCATCCGAATCCCCGAGGCACCGCGCTCCTCGATGGACCGCTTGAAAGCCCCCGGCTCAATCACGTCCCGGCCAAGATCCACCTCCCCGAACACACTGGCATATCCAGAAAACGTGCCATCAAAGGCAATGCCGCGCAGCTCCAGATTGGCAAATTTGCGCGTGGCGGGCCGCGGCCCGCGATAAGCGTGCATGAAATTCTCCTGCGATTTTGAGGAAGTCGTCGCTGAGGGATCAGCTCAGGGCTTGGGCCGCGCCGCGTAACGCTCGGCCACACGCACCATCACGCCCAGCCCCCACCACGCGCAAAGGCTGGCGGCGACGGAACCGGTCAGCATGATCTCCTGGCTTGAAAGCCCGGCGGATATACCCAACCGCTGGGCAATCCAAAGCCCCACCGGCCCGCCGAAGATCACGCCGCAAGCCAATCCGGTCAAAAACCGGCTCGCCGCTTCGCGGTGCGTCTGCGGCAGCATATAGATCAGCGAAACCCCAGCCCCCGCCACGGCTCCGGTAAAACGAGCAGCCCAAATGCTGCCCTCATTGGCAAATTCAGACATGAGTAACCATTCCGGGTTAAAGTAGGATAAGTTGCACAGCGGACGCCCTGCATCCGCGCTATGGCTTTGTGCGCTTTTCTCGAGTCATTGGAATCGGTTGAAAGAAACCCTTCACAGATGGATTCCGGTTGTTGAGAAAGTGGTTCAACGGTGGAACGTCGCGAGAGGCGAAGACATTCGATAGGCTTGTGCTCGTGGCTCACCCCCCTCTGTCCTGCCGGACATCTCCCCCACAAGGAGGGAGATCGGCTGGGCGCGAACACCCACCTCGATCTCGACATCGGAGATGGCCGAGGGGCCACCGCGAGTCGATCTCCCCACCTGAGGGGGAGATGTCCGGCAGGACAGAGGGGGGTAAGCCCCACCCACCACCACCCAATATGAAGCAACGCCACACTAATACCCCACCGCCTCCCGCTTCTCCTCATCGCTCAAAAACCCCGCAGCCCCCACCCGCGCCCACAGCGCATCGCGCTCGCCAGACAGTCCCGCAATCCGGTCCATATCCGGCTCCAGCCGCAACGTCCCTTCAAACAATGGCGAAAGCCAAGCCGACAAACTCGCAGCCGTCCTGTTGATCAGCGGCAGCACCGTCAGCCGGTAAAACGCCCGGTTGGCCTCCTGGTAATTCGCATAGGTGTTGTCGCCGGGAATGCCCAGCAGCATGGGCGGCACGCCGAGCGAGAGCGCGATGTCGCGCGCCGCGCCATTCTTCGCCTCCATGAAGTCCATGTCCTTGGGCGAAAGCCCCATGCTCTTCCAGTCCAGCCCGCCTTCCAGCAAAAGCGGACGCCCCGCATTCACTGCCCCGGCATAGCCCTCTTCCAGCTCCCGCTTCAGCCGCTCGTATTGATCGGTGGAAAGATTGCCGCCCTCCTTGGGCTGATAGACCAGCGCGCCGGAGGGACGGGCGGAATTGTCCAGCAGGCGCTTGTTCCAGATGCTGGCCGCATTGTGCAGATCCAGCGCCGCCCCTGCCGCGGCCAGAGGCGAAAATCCGCAATGGTCGTCCAGCGGATTGAACAACTTCAGATGTAGCAGCCCCAACCCGTCCCGATCCGCCGCAATCCGCCGCGCCGCTCGCCCCTCGGCACGGTAATCGAACGCCGCAGGCCAGCCATCCGCCCCTTCGATGATGCTGACGCGATCCGGGCGCAGAAGATGCAGCTCGCGCAACCGTTCACCCACCATCAGTGGCTCGATATAGCCATTGCCGGAAAGCAGCAGATGCCCATAAAGCGCCTCGAAAAAATCCGGCCCGCTCATCTGCCCGTTCGGACGCGCCAGCAGCCGCAACAGCGCATGCTCGCCAATCTCGTCGTCACCCTCATACAGCAGCCAACTGACCGAAGCCGCAGCCTCCGCCACCATGCGCGCCGCCCGGTGCGACACCGGGTTGCGCATGAACCCTTCGCGAGACAGCGCGCCATAACCCCGGCCAGACCAATGCGCCCGCCCGGCTTCCCCGGAAAGCACCAAAAACCCGCCCGCCGCCTTCTCTTCGCGCACAGGCTCACGCCCCACCGGGTGCCGCCACGGCAGATGACTAAAAAATCGCAT